GGGATCCTGATCGCCTGCAGGAATCGCTGCTCGACCTTGTTGCGGTCGTACAGGTCCGGGGCCAGCTGCGAGCGTTCCAGCAGCGCCTGCGCCTGTGCGATGCGCTGGGTGGAGCTGAACACGTTCGGATCCGACACCGGCACCACGTCCACGCGCCCGTCGTAGTCGGTCTGGTAGACCTCCTTCGATTCGCCGTCGATCTCGTACGGGTAGGTGTGCGGCAGCCACTCGAAGTTCAGCTCGGCCCTGAGCTGGAACTCCTCGGCCTGACTCATGTGCAGGCGACGGTGAACGCCGGAGAATACCTTGCTGGCCTGCTCGATCAGGGCGACGGTGGTGCCCACGGGCCCGGTGTTGGGCGCATCGCCGACATTCTCGTCGGTGATCGAAGCGAACCTGCGCCCGGAGTCCGTGACGATGTTGAACAGCTCGACCAGCGCCCGGGACGGCTCTTTGAATGGCGGCGTGTAGAAGGCCCGGGCCAGCTCCTCGGCGGTCATGTCGCATTCTTTGTACAGCCCCGGGGTGATGTGGTTGTCGCCCTTCGCCAGCTTCGCGTCCTTCGACATGAAGCCGCCCTGCATGTTGGCGAAGGCGGCGGAGTCGAGCAGCGCCCGGATGGTGCCACTGGAGGTTTCGGCCACGGAGCCGATCATGTGCAGCAGACCGAAGCCGTAGAACCCGAGGCCCGGCAGGTACCGATAGTGGGTGAACCAGACCCGCTTGCGGCACTTCTCGTCCTGCTCCTTCCAGTTGCGCCGGATCGACAGGATCTTGCGGGATTCGTTCTCGATGGTGATGACGTACGGCAGCGGCACGTCTTCCATGTCGTACTTCTTCTGGTCGGGCTCGAACTCCCAGTCCATGTGGCACTCGTAGACCGTGTACATGCGGTCGCTCTCGTCCACGCTGGGCTGGCGAGCGTCGGCCTCGTCCTCAAGCGCCCTGCCGGAGTCAGATCCGATGGTGCCGGAATCGATGTCGATGATGTTGTCCGGCAGCTCGATCTCGCGATAGAACTCGTTGTGGAACAGCTTCTTCAGCTGCACGTCTGTCATGCGCATACGATGGGTGTAGCGCACCGCCGAGTGCAGGTCGGTCGCGGTGTAGGCAACGATCAGGTCTTCGGCCTTGACGAAGCGACTGACCACCATGTCCTGCAGGGTGTCCGGGTAGGTCTTCTTGAATGCCGAGCCAGCGAGCGGCAGGTAGAACAGCATCTGGTCGGTGTGCCAGAAGTACGCCTTGTCCTGATCCACCATCTGGTAGTTCATGTGGTCCTTGACGCGCTCGGCCTGCTCGGTGCGCTCGACGTCGCGCTTGCCGACGATCTTCGTCTTGACCGGGCCCTCGGAGGGGAAGGCTTCCTCGATCGCCCGCGCCTGAAACTGCACCACGGCTTCACCGATGAGCGGGTATGTGACCGAGGAAGCCCCCTCGAACGGCAGATCCTCGATGGGAATGTTCCTGAGCCCCAGCAGCTCCATGGCCTGATCCATGCGGCTCTGCCAGTCCTCGCGACTCTGCAGGTCGGCCTCGATCTTCCTGAGGGTCTTCTCGGCCAGCTCCATCTGCTCGCGATCGGACAGCTTATCGACGAGGTTCTCGCCGTGGCTCTTCGAGTCTGTTTTCGACACGCGCCGTGCGCCGGGGTTGAAGTCCACCTCGACATTCGCCCCCCGCCTGACGACCCTGACGTCGCCATCCTCCAGCACGCCATCGGCTGGCGGCAGGGCTTTCATCTCTGGCACCCGGGGTGCATCCAGTAGCTTTGCCATCTCTTACCTCGCCGCCCCGCCGTACAGCCTGCGCTGGGCCGGGGTCTTCTTGAATTGATCCATGAGGTCGATGTCGTCCTCGTCCTCGTCCAGATACTCCGCCTGCCAGCGCCGTCGCAGCCACAGGGACATCAGCACCACCGTATCGTGCAGGTCATCGAATTCCGCTGCCGGGAATTGCACCGTCTGCTCGATGACCTCCTGCGCCCAGTTGCGATCGACGTAGAACATGCAACCGCGCTCGAACACCAGCGACGCGGCATGCGTCCTGACGAACTTCGAATCGCTCACCTTGATGCGCCTGACGGGCAGACTGTGCCCGTGGACCTGAGTGCGCTTCAGCTCCTGATAGAGCGAGTGGCCGGATGCCTTCTTCTCGATCAGGATCACGTCCGGGTTCCACTTCCGGGCGCTGGCCTTCGCCTCCTCTCTCAGGTCTGGGAATCCGACCCGCTTGTTGAACCGCTCCAGCAGGATGGCACACATGCGCTTCTGGCCCTTGTACTGGGCGGTCCATGGCATCTTCGGATCCAGCACCTCTTCGTGCTCGAAGATGCCCCACGTGGTGCGGGCGGAGTAGTCGTTGTCTTCCTCCTCCTCGAAGGCGGTGTCGTAGACCTGTACCACCATGGAGCACACTGGCAGCTCGTTGTCTTCCCACTTGCGCCAGTGCTTGCGCTTGATGATGTTGCCGCCCTCGGCGACGGGATCCTGCTGGATCTGGGCCGCGAATCCGCGCTCGGTCAGCTCGATCGCCAGCTCCGCCATTTCCCGCTGGCCGAACCTGTCCGGGGCCAGCAGTTCGTTCTTCTTCTTGCGCGGATCGTGCCAGATGATCTGGTCCTTCTTCAGCGGCTCGGCGAACCGCTTCAGCCTGACCGGCGGCGGGATGTCCTGCTCGCCCTTGTACTTGCGACTACCGTTGTCTTTGGCAATGGTCTTGCAGCGCCGCTTCGGGTCGAAGTAGCCGGGCAGGTTGAGATGCACCCACAGGCCCGTGGACAGGGCGTAGCCGCACAGGTCCATGTGGTGGCCCCGCTGGGCGATGATCACCCGCGTGGAGGCCTTAGGATCGTTCCTGCGGGTAGACATGGTGTCGCGCCACCACTCGATGACCGCCGCCCGCTTCACGTCCGAGTTGATCTCGCGCATGTTGTGCGGATCGTCAACCACGATGCGGTGACCGCCCTCTCCGGTGTTACCGCCGTCCACCGAGGTGGCGAGGCGATAGCCGTTGTGGTTGTTGTGGAAGCGGGACTTGATGTTCATGTCCCCGACCAGCTGGAACACGCCACCGAACCGCTCCTGATACCACGGCGAGCGGATCAGGGCCCGGCACTTCACCGAGTCCCTCAGGGTGAGATCCTTCTGGTAGGTCGAGAACAGCCACTGTACCCATGGTTGCCATGTCCATTCCCATGCGGGCCAGAAGACGGCGCAGGTCAGTGACTTCGTGTGCCGTGGCGGAATGTTGATCACGAGGTTGCGGATATCGCCGATCGACACGTAGGTCAGGTGGTCGCAGATCGCATCGAGGTGGATACCGCCGATGAAGCGGCTGCCGGGTTCGACGATGTGCCATGCACGCTGCACGAACCGGCGCAGATCGCGACGCATGTTCTCGATCTGGATCTCGGTGAACTTGTGGGCCAGTTGATATGCAGCGCCGACGTCCATCAGAGATCCTTCAGCGCGATGAATTTCGGCACGGTGAGCACGTTGGCAATCTCGGAGATGGTGGCCGATGCCGACAGGGTCAGGATGACCTGCGTGAACGCGGTCGGCATGATCGCCGAGATGGCTGCCGCCACATCGTCCACGGCGACCAGATTGCCGCCATCGACCCGGCACTGCACGATGTTCCAGACCGAGTAGTCGTCGGTGACCTGAAACTCGTTGTCGGTGCCGTTCACCAGTGCCTTCGTCAGCAGGGTGTTGGCGTCGATGACCTTGAGCACATCGGTGACGCTGCGGTCGGTCCAGTTAACCACGAACGAGCCCGGCTGGACGTTGGCGGTGATGAAGTTCGCCCCGGTATCCACGAAGGTCTGCCGGTTGCGTTCATCAGGCGTGCCCGAGCCAGTGGTCACCGTGCCATCCACTGCGGGTGTCCGGCGTGATTCGAACGCCACCTGCAGGTTGTTCTGCGAGACGGTGATGCCGACGAACAGACCGCCGCCCAGATCCTGTTTGCCGGAGGCATCCAGCAGGTACGGATAGGACATGTTCTGGAACTCTGATTCGAGCCCCCTGAGCGTGTCCACATAGTCCTGCATGGTCAGGCTGGTCGAGGGCGCAGCGACCTCCGTGTACCGTGGTGACACGTCCTGCACGACAGTGAGGTCAGTACGATCCGCCATCAGCTACCTGCGCTTTTGGCTCCCAGTTTCGCCAGCTCCTTGTCACGCTCCCGGCACAGGGTAATCACCTCGGTGTGTTCCCTGATGGAAGCGTTCTCCTGTTCGATGACGTCCTCGCAGGCAGCGATCGACTGCTCGAACTGGACGATCTGCTTCTTCAGCTCGTCTTCCTGCCAGCGGCCCCACTGGTTGAGGATCTCCTTGCGCCTGCCGCCGTAGTCCAGACCCGTGCGCTGGTGATCGTCTTCCAGCTCTGCCAGCATCCGGTCGCGAACCTTGCAGCCCATGATCAGCGTCTGGTACTCGGTGATCTTGACCCGCGTCTCTGAGATGAAGGCCTTCATCCGGTTCTTGTTGGCCTCGCACTCGTTGATTCGGCCAGACAGGTAGTCAACCCGCTGGTGTGGGTACTTCGCGTTGACCTCGGCGATAGCGTTGAGCCGTTCGGTTTCGATGGCGTCTGCCAGTTGCTCCTTCGCCTGATTGCCGAGCCCGAGAGGAAGATCCTCGACCCGCTGCCCCTTTACGCGGATCGAGGAAACTCCTGTCTGGCCGATGTTGCTTTGCCTGCTCATCAGACTGCGATGGTGTCGTCCTGACGAACGGTCGTTACCGTTACGCCGGAGTCACCCACGGTTGCATTCTGTGTGAACGGCAGGATCACCTTGCCCTGTCGCACGTTAACCACCACACCGAAGTTCGACGCCGGGGTCTTGACGATGGTGTTGGACAGCGACGTGGTGGTGGCCTCGTAGTCGAGGATCAGGTCGTAGATGTCGTCAGCGGTATCGTAGGCCTGAATCGTCTCGTTGATGGTGTAGGTATCGGTCGAAACGAATCCGCCAGCGCCGTAGATCAGCTGGATGACCAGATTGGTTTCGTTGGTGACCGACACCACCTCGTAGGTCGAGGTGCGGCCCGCCACGTAGATCAGCATCCCCACCTGCACGCCTTCCGTGACGAACGTGGCTGTCGAATCCACCAGTGCGGTATCAGACGTGCCTGCCGTCGCCGCCGAGGCGGTGATGTCGATGAAGTTGAAGGCTGTCGTGGTGTAGCTGTTGTAGTAGTAGCGATGCTCCTCGAACGTGCCGGTATCGACGATCCTGACCACGCCCACGCTCGGCACCTCGGAGTCGATCGTGCCCCCCACGGTCACCGACTTTGCCGACACTGCCGTGGCCGTCATACCGCCGAACTGGTCGCGGTCAATCACGCCAGCCGTCCCGGTGTCGCGTGCCACCAGCACCCGGTCGCCGGACGCCGTGTTGCCCACGAGGATCGTGACGGTATTCGGCGGCGGTCGCAGCGTGCCGATGTCGTCGGTCAGGGTGTAGGCCTGCGGGTCGTTGTCGATGTTGGAGAACAGCACGCCCTGAGCGCCGAAGATCACCGTACCCGTGAAGGTGCCCAGCGGGCTGGCCTTCGGCGAGCTGATGGACTTGAACGCTCCGCCAGCGCCCGCGTTGTCCGCGTCCACTGTGTCCGAGGACTCATCGGTCAGGGTGTCGTTGTTCGCCACCGAATCCAGTGAGGTCTGCTGGTCGGTGACCGTGATGTACGCCTGTGATGCGCCCTCGCCAGACGGCGTGGTGTTCACGGCGATCACCCGGGCGGTATAGCCGCCTGCTCCGGTGATGTTGTCGCCCTCGGTGAAAGTGCCGACCGGGTTGTCGTACCAGTACAGCGCCTCCAGTCCACGATAAGACTCGCCCGGTACGGCGACCCCGGCTCCGAACAGGTCAGTCTCGGAAGCGCCTCTCCGGGTCACGTACTTGAGCCGTTCGTAGACCTTCGCCACCGGCACGTTGGTCTGCGCGTTGACCGTCACCGAGTAGGGCTCCACCGAGCCATTGCCATCGAAGTCTGCCGTGGTGTGGCCGAGGGAGATGGTCACCGTGCCACCTTCACCGGAGGTCGAGTCGGTTGGGCCCCCGAGGTTGGTGGTCGGCGCTGCTGCCGTACAGGTCGCATCGCCATCCGCCAGCGTGGTGAAGTCGTATTCCTTGACCGCATCGGAGGCGGCGAAGTCGGTGAGATCACCGATCAGGTAGTACTCAAGTACCGGAGCCGCCCCAGTGCCGCCTACCGCCGTCAGCACGCCTCTCTTCGTCGCTGCCGCCCAGCTGGCCCCCACGTAGATCGCATTGCCGACGTTGAATGTGCCGGTGCCTGTCGAGCCGGTGAAGGTCTGGTAGCCGGTGGTGTTGTTGATGTCCGGGCTGGAAGCCAGCGGCAGGGCCGAGAAACCGCCACCTGCGACGTTCAGTCGGAAGTTGTCGTACAGCGACGTGTAGCGTCTGGCGAAGACTTCGAGGTCCGAGTCGGCTATGCCGTTGGTCGCGGTCAGGGCAGCCGCACCGATGTGCGTCCTGACGAGGACCGAGATGATGCCCAGCGACACGGTCGGGTCAGTGGACCACCACTGGAAGTTGCCTTCCCAGTCTGTCAGCTTGAAGCGGTTCTGGTACACGTAGACCTCGGTACCAGCCGGGACGCTACCGATGGCCTGAATGGCGGTGTAGCGGGTGTTGCCGATCAGGGCATTGCTGGAGCTGGTAGCCGACATCGTGCCGCCGGAGACAATCAGCGTGCCGGTGCCGTCGAACACGTCGCCCGTGGAGGGCGTCGAATCATCCGGCCTGATCCATACCACGGTGCTGCCGTCCGGCAGTGTCTCGAAGTCCAGCAGGGTGCCGGTGTCGGAGGTGTCGCCCTGCGTGATGAGCCTGCCAATGTCGCCAGTGACAGGCCCGGTGCCGCCGCTCCACGTGACGCAGACCACACCGTTGCCGACATTGTCAGGCGAAGCGGTATAACTCCAGTCGGCGGAGATCGTGCCTTCCTTCAGCCACTCGGTCGAGGATCTCGGGATGAAGTACTTGTTCTCCATGGTGAACGCATTCGGCGTCACCGGGAGCATCGGGTTGCGGAATCCCATCGCCTGAAACTCGTCCGCCGCGTCGGCGACAGCAGAGTAAAGCTGCAGGGTCGTGTAGATGGTTGACGAGGCTCCGGCAGCACGGCGGATCATCCGCATACCAGTCACACCCGAGCCAACCGTCTCGTCTTCGAACAGGATCTCGAAGTCCCCGTTCAAGATTGCGAGTGTGGTCATTCAAATAGCTCCATGGTCAAAATGTTGAGATCGTGTCTTCCTGCTGCGATAGCGTGACGGTCAGGCCGGAAGACGTGATCGTTCGTTGCAGCACACCCTGTGGCGGAATCGGCAGATAGCGGGTCACGTCCAGCGACGACCATCGGCCAGTAGCCTGTACCGGAGTCGAGACTGCGGACAGCCTCGCCCGGACGTAGTAATACGGACCCTGCGAATTCACCGTGGTGGTCGCCCAGTTGCCCGGCAAAGTCCAGCTCACGTAGTTCAGTCCGCTGGTGGTGAAGCTGCTGGTGCCGTCAGTGACACCGGACAGCGCCGTCCACGTCGAACCGTTCCAGTATTCCCACGTGATGGTCAGGCCCGAGCCAGCTGTACTGACGTTGACCTTCATCTGTGGGAACTGCTCAGAGTGCCCCCAGTAGTACGCATCGTTGACCGCTGGTGAAGCAGGGGTCAATGTCATGTCGTTGCTGGTGCCTGAATTCGCGGCGGTGGTTTCGTCGGTCAGCACGCCACCGTCATCCGCGATAGCTGCATTCGGCAGGCCCTGATTGCGTGCCACTATCAGCACGTCGAGGCCAGCGCCGAACGCGCCTTCGTAGTTCTGGCTGAAGCTGTACGTTCCCGTATTGTCAGCCAGCCCCTGTCCGAGAACGTCCCCGGCGGTGACTGTCCCTGCTGTTTCGTTGGCGATCACCTTGATTGCTGTGCCTTCTGCCACGCCATCTACTGTGACCGTGACCGAGTTGTTAATGGTGGTGGTCGCGCTGGTTCCGTTCAGCACTGTGGGTGTGTCGCCGCCGAGGACGTTGATCGTGACTGCTCCTCCAGACTGGTTGTTCACGGCGGCGGTAGCCGAGCCATCCGCGCCGTAACCGTTGAAGAAGAAGTTGTTGAAGTCATAGGTGCCTGTCGCAGTGATGATGATCGCGTGTCGCGGCGTACCGCTGACGTAATTGAAAATCACCCCGTCGAGGTTGTCGCAATCGCCCGCCACCCCCAGCCCCATTGCGCCGGAGATCGAGGTGCAGTCGTTGAAGATCCAGTTCGTGCCATTGCAGCTGTTCGGGTAAGCCGCAAGACACGTGTTGAAGGTGATGTTGTCGAACGTGTGGTTGGCGTTCTGCGGTGGGAATCCGATGGTGGACAGGTCGGTGAATGAGACGCTGTCGAAGGCGATGTTATCGACGTTGGTGTCGTTGAGCGAGCCGTCCACGCCGCAGAAGAACGTCGCCGCAACGCCAACCGATGTGATCGACAGGTTCGACCATGAGATGTCGATGGTATCGGTGGCGTTGCCGACCAGCCTGAAGAGCCAGTGATTGAAGTCGATCGCCCGACCGCCGCCGTTATCTCCCAGCCACAGCCATGTCTCGCCATCGATGTTGAAGTACACGTCGGCGTTGGCGGTCGGCTCGCCCCACTCGGTCGGGGCGAAGAAGTAGAACACCGAGCCCACCGGGTTGGACATGATGCCCCAGCCGCCAGTGACATCGTCGGCGACCACGTCGGCGGTCGTCTCTGGCGTTCCAGATGTGCCGCCGTTGATGCGCAGGTGATAGCTGTCGTTGGCACCGAAGTACAGCGCATCGAAGAAGCAGTTGACCGAGTTGCCCGAGGCCTTCGACAGGTGGATGCCGCCATAGCCCGCCTGCGTGATCGCGGTCTGGTCGAGGTTAGCTTCCGACCCGGCGAAGGCGGTGAACGCGGTGCCGGGCGTCGCCACGATCACCGACACGTCCAGCTTGATCCCGAAGTAGTAGTTCTCCAGCGGGATGCCCTGCGCGTCCGCTCCTGCGACGTCGTAACCGATCAGGTCCGTGCCATCGCCGATCACGAGCTGGATGCCCTGATTGGCGTAGGTATCGACGAGGTTGTCCTTGATCAGTCCATACAGGACCGCATCAGACAGGTTGCGGCTGGTCAGGCTGGACTCGTGGATCTCTTCCTGCCCGGTGTTCGACCACTGGCTCGACATCGCTCCGGTCGTCTCGTACCACAGGCCGGTCGCTGTCTGCAGCGTCGGGCCGGAGCCCGTGGTGGTGACGTTGGTGGTCGAGTCGAAGCCGGTGATCTGGGTGCGCAGGTCGGTTGCCATCATTGCCCCCAGTAGTAGGCCAGCGCGATGGCGGCGGCATTCGGCCCGTACAGGTGCGAACGCTTCGGCCCGGCGGGAGTGTCGATGCGGTACGTTTCGTCTGGCTCGGCGAACGCCATGTTCGAGTGCTCGGTGTTACCGATGATCAGCGCCATGTCGGTGCCACGCGGAAGCTCGTACAGGTTGTTCATTCCATCAGGTTCGAGGAACACCCGGGGCATGTCGCCGCACAGCTCCAGCGCCTCCTCGAAGGTGTCGGCCTGACGCATGATGCCGTTCTCGAATCCGTAGATGGTCGGCGTCACGATCAGCTGCTGGACGTCGAACGAACCCATCAGCTGACGCCACATCCTGAACTCCACTTCAGGCGTCATCTGGCTCGCGTCCCAGCGTGTGACGATCTTGATCATGAATACGCCAGACTCAGGTGGTTGTCCCACACGTTGTCGAAGTTGCCGTCACCGTCTGCCCATTCCACGGAGACGTCGTTGTCGGACTGCAGCACGATCTTGCTGATCTGCCACGATGACGCTGACGTCGCCGTGCCCGGGTTGGCCTTGCCCGAGTAGATGATCTGCGGTGAGCCGTCGATGAAGTCCACCTGAGTCGCCAGTGCCACTGTGCCGAATCCTCCCTGCAGTACCCACGTGCCAGCGACCTTGTTCCACACCTCGCCGCTGGTCGAGTCGATCGCGATGTCGCCGTCCTGACCCAGTCCTGACGCAGGCGGGCCAGCCGTCACGTACGTCTGGTTGCCGTCGATGCCATCGGTGCCGTTGGTCCCGGGAGCACCGTTCGTCCCGGCTGGGCCCTGCGGTCCCTGCGGACCTGTCGGCCCGGCTGGTCCTGCTGGTCCCGGCAGACCCTTCGGCGGATCCGTGGACCCCTCGCCCTCGTCGTAGCCTTCCTCGTAAGCGTTGTAGCTCTTCGGTACCGTGGACAGGTTGTACGGGTTGTCGCGTGGACGACCGTACAGCGCGTCGTTGTATCCGGTGTCGAACGCGACCCGCTCCTGCCCCCGGTAGGCCATCAGCTACTCCGTCGCTTGTTGTCCCCCGCGATCTCCATGAGGATCTTGTAGATGTCGTCGATCTTCGTCCACAGCCGGGTGTGCTCAGCCGCGTTGTTCCTGACGATCTCCCTGATCACCCCGATAGCGGTGACAACGATGAATCCCACCAGTCCGATCAGCCATCCGACCGGCACCACCTTGAGTGTCGTAACTACCTCTTGCTCCACTGTGCTGTTCCATGTTCGGGCCCCTGATGGAAAGACAAAAGGGCCTCGCAGATGCGGGCCCCTTCCAATGTCAGGCAGTCTACCAAATTGCTCTCACAAGGACATCCCAAATTGCACGCCCAGCATGAACGCCGCCGACAGCAGCCCGACCAGCACGAGGATGTCGATGAAACAGTCCTTCGCGGTCCTCATGTGAGTCGCCCTTCGTTGCACGCGAGCCTGTCGCTTTCTTTCGCGCTTAGGAAGGTGGCTAACTGTGTGCTTGCCTCTTCCCAGTTGCTGGCGTTCGAGAGCTTCGCTACCCGACGCCATGGAAACGGGCTCATGCTCTCCGCTATGAGCCAGAAACGGCCACCCACCCGGCGTTCCACGTGGCCGGTAACTTTCAACGGTCATCTCCTATCACCTCCACGTCAGTACGTCCCGGCGATGTATCCGGCCCGCAGGCCGATGAACACCAGCGCCAGCAACGTGATGACGATTAACCAACGGACAGTCCGATCCATACCAATGCTCCAGCCGCTGCAATCATCACCAGTACGTGGGCAATCGTGTAAGCGAAGATCGCCACCGCCCGACCGGCCAGCCTGATCGTCTCGGTGACACAATCCATGGCTTCGTGCAGCAGCTGTCGCACGTAGCCACGATCCTTCTCCCTGAGCCTGCCTGCGAGGGCCATGCCGAGCCGCCCCCACTGGTCCCGGTAGCCGCGCATCAGCGGACGCAGCGCGGGCCACTCGACCTCCCACAGCTCCCACACCCGCCAGCTGCCGATCTCCAGCCGCAGGCTCATGTCTGGGAGTCCACCAGTTGCTGGGTCAGGTCGATCAGCGTGTCGAGCTTCTGGCCCAGAGCTTCGAGGGTATCGAGTTTCGTGCCCAGCTCCTCCAGCCGATGCACCAGCACGGGCGGGTAGCCGCCGGTCGGCGCGTAGTGGGTCGCGATCAGGCAGCCGTCGCACAACGTCTCGGGGCGCTGCTCGCAGTGGCCCTTGCAGAAGTCGCACTTGAAATCGCCAGTGCAGATGGTCATCGCTTGCCCTCCAGCCTGAACACCAGATCCCTGAGCAGGTTGTTGACGCCGAACAGCATGTTGTTGACCTTGCCCAGCGTGGTCATGATCTCCTCGAACGTGACGTCAGGATTCAGCGGCGGGTTCAGTAGGTAGTCGGCATCAGTGATCTCCTGCGTCGCCAGCATCTCCTGCCACGAGCGGCGACACGTCAGGCACGTGCGTGGCTCGTTGCCGTGCTCGCACCGTTCAGTGACTGGGTCCATGGTCTGCCCGCTCCTGTTCGAGAACCGTTCGGAGGATCCAGCCGAAGGCGGCGAGCGCCTCCGCTTCCTCGGGCGTGTAGCTCGACACAACGACGACCTTCTCGTCCTTGTCCACCGACACGATGTCACCCTTCAGCTGGACCTGCTCCATCAGCCGCCCTTCTTCTTCGCGGCCTTCTTCGCCGGGGCCTCTGCCGGAGCCTCTGCCTTCGCTGGCTTCGCGTCGTGATCGACCCAGCCACACACCGTGCAGGTGTTGCCCTTCATCTCACCGCCACAGGCGGCGCATGCCTTGTCTGCCATCAGTCTCTCCCGTTGTTGCCTCGGCCCCTATTGGACCGAGGAGTCTGGTCGCCCCGGCGGGCCACCTACCTGCACCCATTCCTGATTGCTCAGGTAGGACGCCCCATATTCGTTCTCCGCCGAGATGGCGTAGTACAGCCGCGAGCCCGGCCTCACCCCCGTGGTGCTGTCCACGTTGATGGTGACGCTGGTCTGGTTGGCCGGGATCTCGATCGGTGGCAGCCCGGATGTCGCAGGCGCGTCCAGACTGACGTACAGGTTGTAGCGGATGACGGCATACGTCGGATCATCACTGATCGGTGTGCAGTTCTCGTCATTCAGCTCGGTGGGCGCTGTCCAGCTGACCACCACGGTATCCGCCAGCTTCTTGACCGCTGACTTCTGCTGGGCGACGGGCCCGTCACCAGTCGCTGGTGTACACGTCTGCGCCTGTGCCGAGGTGGACACCATGCCACCGAGGATGAACGCGACCACTGCTGCGATGATGCACCACTTGTGCTCTGTCCAGAATGCTCTGATATCCATGTTCATGACCTACCTTTTACCTACCTCTCGGAGTCTCTGAGTAATCTCTCTGCAACTCCGAGAGTTTCTCGGAGTCTGGGTGTCCCGCTGAGAGTGCCTGTGGGGAGATGTCTTCGCATCTCTGCGATTGCCACCCATGCGTAGTCCAGTGCGTTCTGGAGCTTGTTGCAGTGGGTGAACTGGGAGATGGGGATCTGTACTTCCTGCTCTTCTCTGGCGGGAGCCTCGCAGGCCTCGTACTGTTGTTCGAAGATGGGGCCGGAGACGATGAATCGTCTACCGGAGACGTCGGTCAGGATGTAGTCGCCTTCGGCCACCCAGCCAGCAACGCCCAGTGCATCACGTGTGTCGTTGCCGAGGATGATGAATCGGCGGTCGTCATCCAGCGGGACGGGGCTCATCTCTCCTTCGAGCCCGAGGGCCTCGGCGCTCTCTGGTGTCCCCGTAAACTGGTGAGCTTCGAACACGAGCCGCTTGCGTCTGTAGAGGGCCATCAGAGGTTCATCAGGGTGTGGGCGACGCAGTACCAGAACCAGATGCCGACTGCGATGCTGCCGCCCCAGACGAGTACCCGGAGCCAGTCGATCTCAGGCACCGCGCTTCTCGTGCTTGCGGCTGGTCACCGGGTTGCCCGGGTGCTTGCTGTTCCAGATCTTCGCGGCCTTGCGCTTCGCCGCCTTGTCGCTCATCCCCTCGCTCTTGAACTTGTCCCGCATCTTCTCGTAGCCCTTCGGCATCACACACCTCCACCAGATCGAGCTGGGCCTTGTGCTCCGCATACATCTGGAAGCACTTCGATGAGCAGAGAGTGAGTCCGGCCTCGACCTTCCACTTCGGCAGGAAGTGGTGACATCGCAGACAGCTGTGCGCCCACCGGGCCACGTCACTGCACCTTGTGGGAGCCGGGCAGGATCAGCTTCGTGCTGGGAGCCACGACATGCGCCCGGTCGTCCCCTCGCTCCATGTCCCGCAGGACTGCCACGAACCGCCACGCCGTGTACTGGGCGTCGCTCATCTCCTCGACGTTCTCGGGGAGCACCTCCCCTTCTTTCAGGCCCCAGTCAACTGACCACGTGATTCCGGCTTCATCAGTGCTTAGGTCTTCGATCATCAGGTAGACGCGGGGCATCAGCAGGCTCCATCACCCGGTACTCGCCCTCCAGCACGTCGCGCAGCTCATCTTCCAGCCTGTGCAGCACGTCTTCTGGGAGGTTCGAGAAACGGTTGAGATTGATGTTGGTGGTGTGGGTTTCGCCGAAGATCTGGAAGTGCTTGCCGAGCTTCTCCAGCGCGTTCATCTTGTCGTGGAACTGGTAGCTGTAGGTCTGGCGGATCTCGACGACATCGTTGCCGTCGTCGTCCTGCCCAGCCACGAACTCGAAGTCGTGGATGTGGACCTGTGAGATGGCTGCCCGCTGTTCGGGTGTCAGCTCGTCTGGAGACTTCCAGATCTTGCCCCCCGGCTGGTGCGGATCGTCCTTCAGGAAGGAGGCCACATCGAGGAAGGCCACCTTCGCGATCTCGTTGACGACCTCGGCACCGTTGGTGACTGACCTTTCCTCCACCGCTTTCGACAGCTGAGCGATGCGCTCCCGTATGTGCGGTCGCTGGAGGATCTGGTAGGCCCGCTTCGTCCAGCCCGGCGAATACCCGGCCAGCTCCGCCGCAATTCCTGCGCTGCGTCGCTCGACGTAGTAATCACAGAAGGCCAGTTCGCGCTTCGTCATCCCCGGAGTGTAACCAACAGCCGGGAGCCACGTCTCACCACTAAGTGTTGACTAGTGACATTGTCAGGCGTATTTTTAAGTCTCCCCCCGAGTTGTTCGGGGGCACAACTGGAGAACCGACATGAGAAAGTTCGAAGTCCACTGGCGCTCTGCCAACGATCAGCGTGGTCTGGTCAACGTGTCCCGGGTCAAGGGACTCAACAACTCCGACGCCGTCCGCATCGTCCGCCGCCTTCAGGGTGAGCGGATCTTCGTGCTGGGCGTCCGGTCCCCCGCCAACTCCGCCATCGGCTCGTTCTGAGGAGATCGCCATGAGCATCGACACCAACCCGAAGCTGTGCGCCCACAAGGTCGCCATGACCGCCCACCAGCTCGCCATCGACTACTGCCTCGAATGGGGCGATGACCTGTGGCAGGTGGAAGAGCGGTTCGTCGAGATCCTCGGCGGCAATCTGGGCCACCTGTCTCTGGACGACGCCATCGACCTCGAACAGAACGAGATCGTCAGCGCCGGAGAGTACGACGTCATCGAAGCCCGCATCGAGCGGGCCCTTCGCAAGTAACTGGAGAACCGACATGACCAACCAGCTTTTCACCATCAGCCCGTACAACGACAACCGTGCGTTCGTGACGGTCAACCGCGAAGTCAACGAGGGTGACCTCGTCATCCAGTCCGAGCGCAACACCCAGCTGCTCGACGGCAAGGTCACCAACGTGCCTGACTGGCTCGACAACCATCCTGAGTACGCCAGCTTCGTCGTCAGCGTGTCCGTGCGCCTCGCCGACGAACTGTGGGAGCGCCTGTACGAAGCCGTCCCCGGATCCACGAAGGAGCTGTCGCAGTCGCGAGGCACCGGCTACGGCGGGCACGAGAGCAAGCCCGGCGTGTTCACCGTCGAGCGCAGGATTGAGCTGAGCGTGCGCGGCTGCCGCACCGAGCTGAGCAAGCGCAACAAGAAGAAGCAGCTCATCCATGACCTGCTGCACACGCTGCGCGAGGACGGCGGGCGCGACCGGCTGATCTGGGAGGCCTGCCAGACCATCACGAAGCACCTGCAGGTCGTCGCCGACCACGCCAACAAGGACGCCGAGCAGATCCTGCGCGACAACTTCGTGTTCGTGAAGAACCTGAACGCCGAGTACGTCGAGAAGGCGCTGGGCGATGACCTGCGCTACTACGCCCTGCATCGGGCAGCCGAGCAGGAGATCGCCGACGTCGAGGCCCAGCTGGAGATCCTGAGGGGCCGTCGCGAAGCCGCCCTGATCCAGAAGAAGGACGCCATCCGCCGCGCCGTCTGGAAGCGGGCTGGCAACCACTACGGCGACGTGATCAAGGAGCGCGTCGAGAAGCTGCTGATCAACGAATCGCCCGCGCTGGAATCCGGCGCGTTCGGCGGGCGCAGGTACTGACAGTCGAAACCCCGCCCGGAGGTGCGGGGTCTGCCGGAGATGGCCTACCGGCACTGATGAGACAGGCCCACTGAAGGAGAACCACATGAGCATTGACTTCACCGATCTCGACGAGATCATCACCGCCCCCGAGGGCGAGGCGCAGCACAAGGACTTCCTTGAGCACGCCGCCGAGTACGCCAACGCCCCCTGTCGCAAGTGCGGCGGTTCCGGTGTCTGGCGCGGCAACTGGTCCGCCGGGCGCTGCTTCAGCTGCAACGGCACTGGCAAGAGCAACCAGAAGATCCGCACCGATGCTGCCGGTGTGGCTGCCCGGGCGAAGCGTCGCGAGCAGGCTGCCCGCAGGAGCGAACGTCAGGCCGCTGAGAAGGCGAACGCGGCGCAGGCGTACATGGAGGCCCACCCGCAGGTGACCGCGTGGCTGAAGGCCAACGAGCACCGCTCCGAGTTCGCTGCCAGCCTGCACTCCGCCATCCACCAGTACGGATCCCTCACCGAGCGCCAGCAGGCGGCGGTCGAGAAGATCCTCGCGAAGGATGCCGAGCACAAGGCCAGCCAGCCCCAGCCAGTGGCCGAGCTGCCGAACTGCCTGCGCTACCTGCAGACGGCCCGGGAGAACGGCCTGAAGTACCCGAAGCTGCGGCTGGTGGATTCGTCAGGCGCACGCATCGTTCTGCAGCTGGCCGGTGGCCGCTCCCGCAACCCGGGCTCGGTCAACATCACCGACGGTCGGCGCTACCCGGACAACCGCTGGTTCGGGCGCATCGACACCGATGGCAAGTTCACCCCGGCGCGGAACTGCCCGCCCGAGGTGGTCGAGACGCTGGTCGAGATCGACAAGGATCCGGCCAACGCCGTCAAGGTGCAGGGTCAGCGGACCGGGCAGTGCTGCTGCTGCGGTCGCGAGCTGACCAACGGAGTGTCGATCGAGCTGGGCATCGGCCCGATCTGCCGATCGAAGTTTGGACTGTAAGGAGAACCACATGAAACTGAATCTTTCCAGCCACACCTCCGCCGCTGTTCGCCAGCGAGCCGAGGAATTCGAGAAGGTCAATCTGCTCACCAGCGGAGCGACCTTCGCCATGGACCTGTGGGCCGGTACCGATCGCTACGACCCGGACGCCGCCTACGCTGCGTTCGAGTTCTGCCGACTGGCCGAACAGGATCTTCGTCGGCTGGCCCGCGAGGCATGCGACAAGATCCGCGCCGGAAACCGCGAGGACTTCGAGAAGGCTGTCGGCGCGGCCCGCGTGATCATCGAGCGTGCCGACCTGTTCGAGCGCGTTCGGGAGGTCTTCCGCAAGGCGGTGGAGAAGTCTCAGGAAGATGCCATCGGCGCGGCCTACCAGAAGCTGCTCGACAACGAGCTGAGAACCGACCACAGGCACGCTCGCTTCACGCTGGCCCGGCTGCGCCAGACCACCCGCCGCAATTGGCAGACGGGCAAGGAAGAGCCCTACGAGATCCGTGACACGCTTGTCAGGGGCAAGGACTACAACAACAAGTCCGTGCTGGAGTTCGCCCGCGACCGTCGCATGGAAGTGACGTGGGCCAATCTCGGCACCGCCATCAAGAACGCCAAAAAGATGGTGGCCGACAGGTACGGCGAGAGCGAGGTCGAGGTCATCATCGACTCCGGCAAGCTCTGGTCGATCGACAGCAAGGCCGACGACGACGAGCGCATGCTCCGCAACCAGCAGTCCCTGATGGGGCGGCGCGTGCTGGGCACGATCAGGAGGCTGCGATGAAGGACAACGTCAACGATACGGTTCTGGACGAGGCCCTGAAGCTCGTCCGCGAGAACGCTTTCTACTTCCAGCAGCCTGATACGGTCGCCGGGAAGAAGATCATGCGCGATCGCTACGGCTGCCGCTGGAACGGTAAGTTCTTCTCGGACAGCTGCACCTATTCACTGGGCGAGCAGATCGCCCGCGCCATGAAGGAGAACACCGAATGAACACCGTCACTTTCACCGTCACCGGGCGCGGCTCGTTCCCGCTCGACATGCTGCGCTACGACCAGTGCTTCCCGTTCGGCCCGGACGACGTCGCCAACATGGACGTCGGCCAGCGCCGTGAGGTCAGGCTGGTCCACTACGGCGAGCAGCGCCACTGGGCCCCGACGAAGGACCGCTGGTCCAGCTTCGGCTGGGTCGTGTGCCGCGTCAACGACGTGGACATCTTCGGCGAGGCCGACTGGTATCGGGGCGTCTATGGCTCCGCCGCTGGCAACTTCCTGACCAGCTTCAAGTGCGACCTCTGGCTCAGGGATCAGGACGGCGTACCCGAGGGCTGCTGCAAGCGACGCACCATCCAGATCGATGCCGCCTCCAGAGACGAGGTGGTAGAGACGCTGGAGCGCCAGTACGGGGATACCCTCGATGACTACCAGATCTACGGCCCTGAGGCCGCAGAGACGGCCTGATGCCGAAACCCCGGGACTCCCGGGGTCGTCGGAAGGGTGGCTCCCTCCGGCCCGATGATGGCAAGCCACAACTTAGGAGAACCAACATGCCACGAGTGCATTACGTGAAGAAGGCCCGCAAGGCCAACCCAGTCGCCCAGCCGGGCGAGCCCTACTACTGGTGGAAGTTCCGCTACGGCGGTAAGCGATACTCGAAGACCCCGCCACGCGGGAGCCAGCTGACCCAGTCGGCTTACTACGGCACGGTGCGCAGCATCGGCGAGTTCATCGAGGACAGCAATGTCGAAACCAACGATGAGCTGATCGAGCTGCGCGACGAGGTCGTCAGCCAGCTGGAGGATCTCAGGGACGAGACGCAGTCGAGCCTCGACAACATGCCCGACGAGCTGCAGTACTCCCCGACCGGAGAGCTTCTGCAGGAGCGCATCGATGCGGTCGAGTCCGCCATCAGCGACATCGAGTCAATCGATGAGTACGCGGAAGAGGAACCTGATCGCAATCACTACGACGATGGCGAGGAAGGCACGGATGAATTCCAGTCCGACCACAACGACTGGCAGGAGCAGCTGGAAAGCCACCTCGAAAGCGCCGTCTCCGATATGACCGACTACGTATATCAGGCGGAGGTGTAACGATGCTTATCTGGAAGATCTCCCGGGCCAGAAAGGAACGGCGCAACATCGAGCACGCCATCCCCGTCTGGACCGGCAGCCCGCTCAACCAGCATCCGCGCTGGCAACGCTGGCACACCGACATCCCGAACCACTACGGCGTGACCATTCAGGAGGGCGACCGGATCCACATCGAGCTGGATAACGAGGACGTCCGCCGGATCGTCAAGGCCACCACCGTGGGCGTGATGTCGCAGCGTCTCACCAGCAAGGAAACGAAGACCTTCATGGCGCTGGTCGAGAAGCTGTACGGGACCGACTGAGTCAGGTATTATTTCACCACTCACTGGGAACTGGAGAACCCAATGGCAACACTGAAAGCGAACGGTTTCGAGATCGCCCGTCTGCGCCGCAAGGTGCAGACGGCCCTCGGATCCGCCGAGCAGACCCTGTCTGTTCGTTCCAATGGCTGGATACTGGAGAAGGTGGACACCACGTTCGCTGACTCCGGCAATCTGGTGAAGGGGACGTGGAAGCGGTGGCAGCGCATCGAGACGGTCAGGGGCAAGGGCCCGCTCCTTCTCGATACGCGCATGCCCGAGTCCGACCCGCGTCGCAAGAAGGCAGACAGCGTTCTGCGCAAGGCGACCCACGCCACGCTGCGCATGATCCAGTCCTCGAAGGACATCGCCGCCCGCTCGGACTCAACTGAGTTCGAGATCATCGGCGGGCTCATCGCCGTGGCTAACACGCTGCCGTTCAACATCGCCCGCTACGGCGACGAGATGAAGTCCCCCCGGGACTGGACGCCGTACGCCGAGCGAACGAAGGAGGGCGAGAACGATGGCACAGCCTGAGCATGACTTCGTCTGGAATCCGCAGGGCACGATCGGCGTGCTCACCCCGGTGTCCGCACAGGGCGAAGAGTGGGCGATGAAGCACCTGCCTCAGGATGACCTGACGTGGTGTGGTGGGCACATCATTGAGCCGCGCTACTACGAGGAGATCGCGACGGCCATCGCCGACGCTGGCCTCAAGGTGGTGCTCGGATGATGTACTACTGCCCGCACTGCGACGCCCGCTTCAGCGATACCGAAGCCAACACGGTGGTCATTCCCGATGACCGGGACCAGATGTACGACCGCCCCCTGACCGGCACTCGCGAGGTGCTCTGCTGCCCCGAGTGCGGTCACATCGAGATCGAGGAGAACCAATGATGGAAGCTCTCTACAAGCTGACCCGCTACCGCATGACGTGGTACGTCTCCGGCGTGATCGACACGCTGCTCATCCTGCTGCTGATCTGGGCCCTTGTGTGAACCGGGAGGTTTTCACACTGGGCCGCACGCGCTACGACATCGACAAGTTCGAGCGCATGGTGCAGCAGAAACCCGACAAGTGGCGCTCACGGCTTCGCGTTGACGATTCCTATGTCGCCTTCGCCCAGAAGCTGATCAGGATCGACTGGGAGCGCATCAGAACCATGAAGCCCGAGGAGGCTGTGAAACCGTTGTTCGCCATCCAGCTGAGCGATCGCAAGTCGATGCTCATCGTCGATGGCTATCACCGCATGTTGCGTGGCTGGCAGGATGGCAGGCAGGTCTTTGACTGCTACGTCCTGCCATTCCGCCATGTGCATCGAATCGTACTGCAGGAGAACCACCGTGAACATTACAGAGATCGGCGAGGTTTTCCGCACCGTGTATAGCGGCCAGAGAAACTTCATGACACCAGACATCGTCCAGTTTCGTAAGGCCGGTAACCTCCTCGTGGAGGTATCACGCGGAAGCGGATTCCGACCCGGCACCACGATCTACGGCATCACCGTTCTGGAGATTGCCGATTCAGGCCGAGCCAACGAAGAGGGATGGCGCGTTTACTACGTCCCCGGCTCGGGATCCATGGCGGTGAAAAAGCGCAACGATCTGTCCTGTGCGCAGGACAGTATGTTCGCCGTCAACAACTACATCGATGAGCGCATCAAGGGGAAACTGAATGCCTAGCACCAACACAGAACTGAAGAAGATCATGCGAGCCAACCCGGAACTGACCCGGGCCCAGATCGCCAGCCTGACGAGATGCAAGAACGTCAGCACGGTCGATCGCTGGCTCGCTCCTGCCACCAAAGGTGGCGCACCGAACCCCACGCACCGCCACATGCCTGATGTCAGGCTCTGGGCGCTGCGTGTGGCACTGGGCTCGATGAAGGTCGTCGAGCAACGTAACGACAAGTAGGAGAACCCATAGCAATGGAAACCCAAAAGCTGAAAAAAGACGCGGGACGCCTGTCCCTGACTCAACTGGCCGAGGAGCTGGAGCGCCAGCGCAAGGCCAAAGTGGACTTCACCGCTGACACCCGTCAGCTCGAAGTCATTCCCCACGAGACGACCGGGCTCGCCTTCACGGTGCCCGAGCCGCTGCAGGAGAAGGTCGAGGCGGCAGTGATGCCGATCAACAACCACGCCCTGCGCCAGCTCGGCAGCACCCTCGGCATCCCGGCTCCGTTCGTGGACAAGCTGAAGGACAACCACCCGGACATGCTGGCGTGGACTGTCAACGAGCTGTTCAGGCGCGAACCGAAGGCCCGCATGGTGCGGACCCTCGACGGCGTTGCCCGGGCGTTCATGTCCGACAGCTACCGCCCGCTCGACAACTTCGATCTGGCGGAGGCAGTGCTGCCCGAGCTGATCAGGATGGAGGCTGACGTGTTCAGCTGCGCCATCACCGAGACGCGCATGTACATCAAGGCCATCATCCCCGGCGTCGTCCGCGAGGTGAAGGCCGATGGCGTGTTCTTCGGCGACGGCGGACACCACACCATCCACGTGCTCAAGCCGGGCTGCGTGATCGGCAACTCGGAAGTCGGCGCTGGCTCGCTGTTCTTCCAGCCGGGCGTGCATGAGAAGCACTGCTCGAACCTCGCCATCTTTTCCCGGGACGCCATGCGCAAGTTCCACGTCGGGCGCAAGCAGAACGGCGACGATGACATCTGGACGATCCTCTCCGAGGAGACGCGCCGGGTGCAGGACGCCGGGTTCTGGATGCAGGTCCGCGACATGGTCCGGGCCAGCTTCGAGGGCAAGCTGTTCGAAAAGATGGTCCGCCAGTGCGAGGAGGCCATCAGAGGCGAGCAGGTCGAGGCCCCGATCGAAGCCATCAAGCTGCTGCCTGATACCTCGGTTACACAGGCCGAGCAGGACGGCATCCTGACGTTCCTCGTCAAGGGCGGCGACCTGTCCCAGTTCGGCATGCAGGCGGCGGTCACGCGCTTCGCGCAGGAGGTCGAGTCTCCCGATCGCCAGTTCGAGCTGGAACAGCTGGGCGGCAAGATCCTTGAGCTGCCGCGCAACCAGTGGAAGCGGATCGCCGAGGCGGGGGTCCAGAGGGTAGCAGCATGAGCACCCTGACCGACGCCCTGCAGGAGCTGATCAATCAGCAGAAGGGACTGTCCTTCACCCAGCCAGAGCAGGCCGAGGACGTCGAGGCGTTCGGCATCCTCGTCGCCAACTGGTCGGACTGGGACTGCGTGGTCCCGCTGAAGATCACCGTCGAGGCCCTGACCGATGCCAACTGGCACAGCCTCGCCGGGGCGCTCTCCGACGCGATCAAGGTCGAGGAGGAGGGGGAGCCCCTTGACGGCCCGGAAGCGGCACGTCGCTTCTTACAGGCCGCTCTGGACTCACTCTCGTAACCAACCGGGGCCGGGTTCGCCCGGCCCCTCTTCAAAGGGGAAACCAATGGCAACACCAAAAGAACACGCAGCTCAGCTGCTGGACCGGCTCGTCGAGCTGGATCAGGTCGTCAACGGCCACTGCTACGAGATGGGACAGATCCTGTCGGCCATCGAGCACGGCAGGCTCTGGCAGGTTCTCGGCTACCAGTCGTTCGCGCATCTGGTCGATGAGGAGCTGACCTTCTCTGCCCAGACCGGCTACAACTACATGCACCTGTACCGTGGGCTGCGCCGCCTGAAGTACTCAAAGCTGGAATCGCTTTCGTTGATCCGGCGCTTCGGTATGTGGCGCATGCTCCAGTACCTGCGCGTCGCGAAGAGCAAGGAGACGCTCAAGAAGATCAGCACCACCATCCAGCAGATCCGTGAGAACACCCGCACCGTCGCGTTCTCGCTGTCGAAGGATGACTACGCCGAGGTGATGAGCCTGCTGCACCAGCTGGGACTGGAGCACGGGCCGTCTGGCCGGGCCATGAACCTGTCCGAGACATTCCTCCAGCTGGTGGAGATCGTCAAGGACGTGGGGATCAGCAAGGCTGCGTAGCGTTCGCCTCGTCCACAAAAAGCAAGGGCCCCGCAACGGGGCCCTTTCTCACTGTGGAGAACCGCATCGGAGGAGGAACAAGCTGCGAACCACCTCCACTGCGATCTTCATCTTCTCATAGCCGCCGCCTGCCATTCAAGCTCTTTGCCCGGTGCCGCCTTTCCCACTCGTCCGCCAGCTCGGCGAGGTTGTAGCCCAGTCGCTGCTCCACCCACGCCAGATGGGAAAGCTGGGTGCCGAAGGTGTCCTCCCAGCGATCTACCCACATGCCCATGCCGGAGTCGATGCCGAAGTCCCCGGTGTGATAGTCGGCGTGCAACGGGATCTGCAGGAACGGGTTCTGGCGCTGGCCCATGCCGACTGGGAAACCCACCATCGACCCGCCGTGGCAGTGGTGCAGGGTGACGGGCTTTTTCCTGCTTACCGCGCACGGCAGCTCACGCAGGCTCTTCTCGTGTTGGCTGACGCTGACCATGAATCCGATCGACCAGTTTCTGAAAGTCCTGATGATACCGCTTCGGTGCAAAGTGCGCCGGGTTGCCCGGTGCCGGGGAGGCCAGCGGCACCTCGCGCTTTACCGTGCCCGCGTTGACCCAGCCAACGATCTCAAGATCCGTAAGCGGCCCGCGCACGCCCAGCACCACAATGTCATCTTCATCCTCTGGCCTGACCTTGATGTCTTTCCGGCCCTCGCTCCAGCGCACCTCGACCCAGCCTTCCTTGCCGTCTGCGCAGACCACCTTGATATCGGCGCGACCGATGCCGCTCTTGATGTGCCGGTCCCACTCGACATCCATCTGGATGCACGCGAAGCACTCGGCTACCGCGCCGCTCATGTGATACCTGAGCAGGTCAAACGGATTCCCGGGGAAGTTCGGCTTTCGCTTCCCCGCCATGGCGTTGACCTGACGGCTCGCGCCGATGATCAGCGCGTCAACCAGCTGCTCTGTGTTCAGCTGCTGCCATTTCAAAACGGCACGCCCCCGTTCTCGACCCACTGGGCGAACGGCTTGCGGATTACCTCGTGGAAGTTGAAGGCGACCTTGTCGTTGGAATCCAGCTCCGCCCGGGATTCGATCTGCAGCCTGTCGCGCATCCACTGGGCCGGATCCTTCACGTCAGGATGCTCGCTCTGGATCCAGCGTTTGAAGTCCGGGTTCATGCACATCAGCGCCGCCACCTGCGACAGGCGCTGCTGTCTTCTGTGGGGCCCCTGAGAGCCATTCTCCGGCTCTGTGGGCTTCGCAGCCGCCGCCTCGACCCTAGCCCTTGCCTTCTGGTCAATCGGCTCGTCATCGTCATCCAGCTCCGCGAGGGCGACCATGAAGGAGTCCTTGCCACGCTCGAATCCCTCGAAGACGTGCATCCCCCTGTCCGGGGGCGGGCACCAGAACTCTACCGCGTGTCCCGCCGTGGAGCTGTCAGACCAGTTCGCCAGCATCAGCTCGCACTGCACTTCCTGTACTCCACGGGACAGGTCTTCGGCGGTCTTCGCTGGCGGATCGAAGACCTTGACCATGACTGCGTTGAACCGCGTCCCCGCCTTCCCCTTCCTGCGCTTCGTGAAGTACTTGAACGGGTTCGGCCCTTCCCGGCCACCGACGACCTTGAACTTCACCTTGTGCCCATCCTTGTCGGACCACGTGGCGGCGGCAAGAACCAGCTCCCCTCTCCACGCAACTACGTCACCCATGTTGCTTCTCCCCGATGATGTTGAACTCGTCTCTGAACTGCGGCCAGATCCGGTGGCGCTGCCAGATGTCCAGCGGATCTTCGTAACAGACCTTCGGTATATACACGCAGACCACGGCATCCTTGTTCTGGCGCTTGTACCGATGCGCCAGCTCCATCCCCGCCGCCGGGCCCACGAAGTTGCCATCGTGGTCGGCGAACACGTGCAGCCCCCTCAGGCCATCCGGTAGCTTGATCTCGCGCATGCCGTTGGCCGAGATGCCGCACCACACCGGCAGGCCCTTCGTTGCGCCACGCACCGCCAGCCCGGACTCGATGCCCTCGGCCACGCACAGGATCCTGTCCTCGATCTCGCCCAGCCTGACGGCAGCCCCGGTGATGGTGCCGACCGGCGGCATGACCTTCTTCCACCGCTTGCCGTTCTCAAAATAAATCCGGTGCAGGCTCACCGGGTGACCCTCTGCGTTCTGCACGAGCGAGACGACCCCGACATGATGCTGGCCGGTCTTGCTGTCCCACAGGCGCGTGCTGCCGCGCATGGTCTTCACGCCCTCAAGGATGCGCGACGGCAGCCGTCTGGATTCCAGATAGGTAAGCAGCGCCTGCTGGGCTTGAGAGGCCCGCCAGACCGCATTCAGGTTGCGCCGCTTGTCCTCTTCGGACTGGGTCGGCTTGAACGGTTTGGGCTCGATGGTGCCCACGATCTGGTCGATGTGTTTGGCGGCGTCCTCGAAACTCCACCCCTGCACCTTCATCAGCAGGTCAAACCCGTCGCCGGGACCGCAGCTGTTGCAGTAGAACGTCCCCCGCCCTTCCTTGTCGTCGAAGCGGAAGCGGTCCTTGCCGCCGCACATCGGGCAGGGCCCGTGCTCGTTCTTCAGGAACTTCTCATCGACCGCCAGCTGCGACAGGATCTCTCGCCACTTACCCTGCGCCAGCTCTCTCGTTTTTGCTTTCATTCTCGGTTCTCCTTTGCATCGCTTTCGCGAATGCGATGTCACAGTGCCGGACGAATCCGGTCACCTCTTTCGAGGGCGGCACCGCCCCCCACTTCTGGTACATCTCCTGCGCCGGGCCGTTGGGCCAAACGCCGAACTTCTTCCGGTAGGTATGCGCCACCCAGCCATCGCTGCGATTGCGCTGCGCCTTGATGTGCTGCAGCTGGCAATACCACTCTTGTTTCTCCTGCATGGTGAAGGTGCGCTTCTTCGCGGTCTTCCTGCCCTTCAGCTCCATCAGGTCAGCGTGGCGCGTCTCCAGCCATTTGCCCCGGCGCTGCGGCTTGTATCCGCACTCGGGGCACTCGGGCTGGCTGTCGTAGGTATGGCCGCATTCTCGACAGGTGATGATGCGCTGTTCCCTGAGCCTGTCCTCGTGCTGCTTGTTGTCCTCAAGCGCCTTGCCCTCGGTCAGCGCCCAGTCGCGGCAGTCGGTAACGAAGCCGTGCTCGTAAATGTTGCCGGAGTGATCGATCAGCTTGCAGTGGCCCTTGCCATCGGAAGGCCGCAGCGTGCGCCCAGCCATCTGCAGGTACAGGCCGACGTTCTTCGTCGGTCGCGCCAGCACGTTGGTGGTCAGGGCTGGCTCGTCGAATCCTTCGGTCAGGACCATGCAGTTCGAGATCACCTGAATCTCCCCCCGCTGCAGCTCCTGAAGCATGCGGTCGCGATCCGATCTCGGTGTGTCGCCGTCGATATGAGCCGCCCTGATGCCATGCTTCTGAAACTCCTCGGCGATGTGCATCGAGTGCTGCACGCCCGAGGCGAAGATGATGGTCTTGTCGTTGGGCGAGATCCGCGCCCAGTTCGTGTAGATGTCGCCGACCAGCTTGCGCTTGTCGAGCGCCTCCTGCAGATCCTTCTCGACGTAGTCTCCGCCGCGAACCTTCACGCCAGTCAGGTCTGGGATGGTCGGGGCCCAGTACCTGACCGGCACGAGGTGGCCCATCTGGGTCAGCTCGGCCACGCTGGGGCACTGGACCATGTGCTCGTAGATGTGGCCCAGCCCCTTGCCGTCCGAGCGTACCGGGGTGGCGGTCATGCCAATGACCACCGCGTCCGGGTACTCGTCGATCAGCTTGCGATAGGTCGGGGCCAGCGATCGGTGGGCCTCGTCGATGAAGATGATGTCGGCCTTCGGCAGCGGGATGCGATTCGAATTCATCGCCCTGACGCGCAGCGTGTCGATCGATGCGACCTGCACCTCGAACTCGTACTGCAGGAACTCACCCGCCATGATGATCCCGTGATCGCAGCCGAACTTCATCAGCTTGTCGCCACACTGGTGGACAAGCTCACGCCTGTGAGCGAGGAAAAGAATCCGGCTACCCTTGTCTGCCGCCCGCTCGATCACGTGGGCTCCGATCACGGTCTTCCCCGAGCCAGTTGGGGCGACCAGCAGCAGTCGTTTGTGCCCGGCTGCGACGCCCATGCGCAGGTTTTGGACGGCATCGATCTGGTACTGGCGGAGCGTGATCATGACGCCTTCCGCTTCACTCTCTGCTGCTTCGCCTTGCGCTTCTTGTACTGCTCGCGCCAGTGCGCCTTCAGGGCGGCGTCGTCCCGGGCGTTGCGATACTTCTCGTAGTTGAGAATGCGCCAGCCCCACTCCCGGTGCTCGTCCAGCCGTTCTATGCGACGACCGTTGTGGTCTGCATCCCTGCTGTGCGGATCCTCTGCCTCCAGCTGGGCGATCCCTGTCTCAATCACCTTGAGCGGAATGGTAGTTCGGTTGCTGATGGCAACGGGCATCATGTCAACGAAGCCGTCCTTGTCCGCCAGCACGATCATCACCATGAACGTGACGACCCCCTCCCAGCCAGCCATCACGAGGGAACCATCGAACATGGTGTCCCACACTTTTCCGTAAGCCATGCGGTTCTCCTAGTCTGTTCTAGATCTTAAGACCTACCTACTTACCTCTCTGGCTAGGTCTTATCTTCTATCTGTATCTGTATCTGTATAGACAAAACTCCTATGTGTTACTGCGTGTTTCCTAGTAACTCCCAGTAAACTGCCCGTTTACTAGGAGACTCCTAGTAACTCCCAGTAACTCCTAGTAGCGGGTCCGACGCTACCACACAATGGGGAAGAAAAATATAGCGTCTGCTCGCAGAAGATATGTCTCTGCGCGCAGCGACACTTTTCAGCGCCGGGCGAATTCCTTGATCTCATCAGCCGTCAGTGGGTAACCGTTGCGCTCGGCCACGTGGATCAGCTTACTCATGGCGGCTGGCCGGGGGATGGAGGGGACGCGCTTTTCCCAGACCCTGAGGGTTTCGTGGGACACACCGATCAACTCGGCGAACTGCTCCCGCGTCATCCGCAGACACTCGCGAAACCGGCGGACCGGGTTGGGATGGGGCGGGATCTGATCGGGCATGATCGGCTCTGACATCGTCGTCTCCTGAAGGGGTGTAGGCGGTGGGTGAATCCTACCAGAAAGTGGTTGCCCGGATGGGGCCCCGGGTGTAGGATTTGAGTGACCCCGGGCGCGGTGTCCGGGCCACACAGGAGAATCGCATGGCGATCACCGACAAGCAACGAGAGTTTCGGCTCTCCGGCATCGGCGGTTCAGATGCCGGGGCTATCCTCAGGGTCAGCCCATTTCAGGAACCGTACACCCTCTACCTCGAAAAGATCGGCGAGCTGGAACCGGAGGACATCTCGGGCCAGCCGCAGATCCGCTGGGGCCATCTGCTCGAAGAGCCCGTCGCGCAGGCGTACGTGGAGAAGACCGGGCGCAAGGTCCAGCGCGACAACCGCTCCTACCGCCACAAGGATCACCCGTTCATGATCGCTCACCTTGACCGCAAGGTCGTGGGCGAGAAGCGCGGGCTGGAGTGCAAGACCTCGGCCTTCGGTATCGGCTGGGGCCTGTCAGGCACCAATGAGATCCCGCCCTACGTCTACGCTCAGGTCCAGCACTACGTGAAGGTCCGCGAGTTTGATCAGTGGGATGTCGCCTGTCTGGTCGGCGGCAACGACCTGAGGATCTACGAGATCGGCAGGGACGACGAATTCATTGCCCGGCTGATCGAGGCCGAGGAAGAATTCTGGGACCGGGTCGAGGCCCGGGTACCGCCCCAGCCAACGTGGGAACACAGCGAGCTGATCAAGACCCTGCAGCGCATGTATCCCGGGACCAATGGTTCCGTGGTCGAGCTGCCGGAGGTCGCGCAGAAGTATCTCGACGTCATGAACGACGCGAAGGAAGTGGTGAAGACTTACAGCGCCGTGGCGGAGGGTTGCAAGGCTCGCATCCAGATGCTGATGGGCGAGGCCTCGGTGGCGCTGATGCCGGACGGCTCGTGCTTCACTCGCAAGGAAGTCGCCCGCAAGGGCTACACCGTGGCCGACACCACCTACATGACCTTCTCGCACACGACCCGCGTGCCGAAGATCGCGCAGGAGGCGATTGACAGCGGCGATGTCCAGCCGGTGGGGAATCTGCTGGTCGGCAGCGTGGCTTCCGAGGAGGTGTCCAATGGCTGACATGAACCAGAATCCAGACGAGCTGACCCTGTCCAACATCGACGACATCACCGAGGCCGAGCGCCGCTACGCGCTGATCCACAAGCTCGCGCAGGTGTGTGCGAAATCCTCGATGGTGCCGAAGTACTACCGGGGCAACGTCAACGACGCCTTCGTCGCCATCCAGATGGGAGCCGAGCTGGGGCTGCCGCCGTTTCAGGCGATCCAGTTCATCGCACCGATCTACTCCGAGAAGAACGACGAATGCCGCCCGACCCTGTGGGGCGACGGGTTGCTCGCCGTGGTCCGGGGCAGCAAGGTCTGCGAGTACGTCAGGGAATGGCTGTCCGAGGACGGTAACGTGGCGCACTGTGAGACGAAGCGCCGGGGCGAGCCGGAGCCCGTGGTGCGCTCCTACTCCATGGAGCGGGCCCGGGCCAACGGGCTGCTGGGTAAGCCGATCTGGCGCAAGGATCCGCAGCGCATGCTGCAGATGCGGGCCCGGGGGTTCTGCCTGCGTGACGTCTATGCTGACATCCTCAAGGGCGTCGGCATGGCCGAGGAGGTGCTGGACTATGATTCGCCAGTGCCGCCGCAAGACGTGCCGGAGCACAAGGATCCCGTCGAGCAGGCCGAGCCGAAGATCGTCGAGGAAGACACCAGCCTCGAAGACGTGCTGGAGGATATCAAGGACGCCGCGACCATGGCTGACCTGCTGAAGGCGGGGGACCGTGCGAAGAGGCTGTCAGAGAGCGACAGGGCGAAGGCACGCGACGCCTACGCTGACCGAAGGGCCGAACTGAAGGAGAACCAGAAGTGAACCTGAGCATTCCGTTTTTGAAGCAACGCCGCACCAGATTGCTGGCGCGGATCGATGAGCTGCAGGCCGATGTGGACAAGCTGCGCGATGAGCGGGCTGACCTGAAAGACAAGCTGCGCGAGACGAAGGGTGAGCTGGCCGAGGTGAAGAAGCAGAAGCAGATCGAGGAGGAGGTCATCCAGCACCAGATCCGCCAGCACATGGAGAAGCTGGATCTGCAGTTCGATCGCCGCTGCGTCGAGGAGGATCGCAAGACGCAGAACGAGATCGCGAAGGTCAAGGACCAGTACCGCGACAAGCTGGAGAAGCAGCTGGAGAAGCGCGGCGACGAGATCCGTGGCATGTACAAGGAAATCCTCGAACGGCTGCCCAACGTGAACATGGAGATCACCGAGAAGCGACAGACGAGGAAGTAATCCATGGCACCAATCAGCAGCTACGCGAACATGGGGATGGGCGGGATCTGGTCGGACACTTCGACCACCACCTCAACCATCGCCACCACTGGAACTACCACTGGCGGGACAATCTACATCAACCCGGCCAGCATGAGCGGTAGTTACATCGTCAGCGGAGGCCCGGACAACAGGGTGAAGCAGGTGGATCACGATCTGTACACCTACAAGGGCATCGAGATCCGCCGCCATCGAGACTACGAGTCGCAGCGGACCCGCTGGATCGCGACCTATTCGGAGCGCACCCAGCAGAAGGTCTATCACGCTCGGTACGAGATGAGCGACGAGGAAATGGAGCTGGCCGGAGAGCACGTGCTGGAATTGGTGTCACGCAGGCTGCATCGGCAGGTGGCCGAGCAGATCATGGAGGACAAGCCCGTGGCCCGGGCCAGCCAACGGCATCGCAGGAACCCCTTCGATGTGCGCTGGCTGGACGGGCCCGGCTCCCTGCTGGAGAAGATGCAGCGAGAAACAGATCACTGGCTGGAGCCGGTCAGAACGGCCATGGCGGCAGCATGAGAAGGAGGCTATGGGTAACGGTCGTCGAGATCCTCGATGACACCACAGACAGCGGGAGATCTCGGCGCAAGACAAGGGCCCACCAGACGCTTCTCGCGGAGGGCGTGGACGTGCAGTTTCGCGCCCTTGATGTGCCCGAGGTCAGAATGAACATGACAACCACTCCACTGCGGAGTGATAAAGGAAGCCACGATGCCTAGCATGCAGAAACTACAGTTGATCGGCCACCTCGGGCAGGATCCAGAGGTCCGATACACGCAGGGCGGCACCGCCGTCGCAAACTTCTCGGTGGCGACCACTGAGAAATGGAAGGACAAGAACACTGGGGAGCTTCAGGAGCGCACCGAATGGCATCGGTGCGAGGTCTGGGGAAACTCGGCTGAGAGGGCCGGAGAATGGCTTTCGAAGGGCAATCTCGTGTACGTCGAGGGCAAGCTGCAGACCGACAAGTGGCAGGACCGCGACGGCAACGACAGGTACACCACGAAGGTGCGGGTGGCGCTATGGGAGAACCTTAGCCCGCGCAACGACAGCCGCCCGGCCCAGCGCCCGCAACAGGGAGGGCAGAGCAATGCGCCCAAAGAGCCGCAGCTCGACGACGACATCCCCTTCTGAGCGATGCCTGACGCTCCCACCGTATCTGGATCTCCGGGGCGACGACGCCCGCATGCAGGAGAAGACGCTGGCCCGCCGACGTTCGATCGCTCGCGACTGGCTGGGTTCTGCGTACTTATTGGCTGCTCCGGCGTCACTCCCCAACGATGCCCCGGGGATCCAGACTGTCGCATCCTACAGAGGGTCTTTGCTCCCGGTGGGCGACCCGCTGCCGATGCTTCCTGAAGGCGAGACGGTGCAGGTTCACCGATACTTCACGGAGGACCGGGACGATGACTGACAACAAGATCTGGGATGCCGTCGGCAAGTGGGGAAAGTGCAGCGTCTGGAACACGAGCCTGACGAAGGTGGCGGAAACCTTCCGCCCTTTCCATGCGACCCTGACCCGCAACGACAAGGTGGTCAGCATCGCCAACCTGTACTCGGGGCAGGAGATCGTCGAGGACAAGGGGCACTACCTGATCGACGCCATGTCCTTTTACCTGCTGCGCGACTGGTCGGTGAGGCTGCTGGTCCCGCACGTCTGGTTCATGGCTCACTACGAGGAAGACGCGGACGACTCGTTTGCGCTCTATCACAAGGCGTGGCCGGTCCAGTCTGGGCTGCGCTACGACCACACGGTCAGGTTCGGCCCGCCCCAGCTGCTGATTCCGAAGAGCGATTTCAAGCCATGCGAGGTGACGATATGAACCAGAGACAATGGTGGATTGCGATCGTCGCGATCGGACTGGGCTGCGCCCTGTGGGTTAACCTGAGGGCAGAGACTTTGTTCGTCGGCGAAGAGCCGTGGTGTGCGACAGACGGCGACATCTACGAGTGCTACTACACCACCCCGCGCCAATGCGAGAACGCGGCTGAGATGGCCGGAGAATCGCGCTGGTGCGAAAGGAACCCGGAGGTCTACCACTATGGTCGGCCATGGGAGAAGTACCGCCGCCCCGGCTGGCACGGTGACTATGGCGACACATGAGGGTTGGTACGGGGGCATTTAGGTGCTACTTTTGGAATGCACCCGGTTCTCCCCTCCATAGGTGCAAACGGCGTCGGCCCCGGATTGGATTGCAAAGCCTTGATGGGGCCGGGTGACCGGCAGTGAGACTAGCCCCCGGTAATTCCGGGGGCTTTTTTTTGCGCAAATCCGCGCAAGGTCACGCAGGCTCAATAACTTACGGCTGATTTCTATATGAAAGCAGCCTTGTAAGTCATTGATCTAAGGCCGAAATCTATTGTGTGTTATAATGATGTCGTGGGAAATCACTGTTTTCCCACACATTATCAACCCGCATGCGAAGGAGAACCGCCATGCAAAACAAGCTGACCTACGAAGTCCGCCGGATCCTCCGGGGACCGAACGCCGGGCGCTGGGTGTGGACCGTTGGCTACATCGACCGCATCGTCCCCAGCTTCCCGATCTTCTTCGTCGAGGCCGACTCCCGGGAAGGCAGGCGCAGCGACGATCCTGACCCGGTCGGCACCTACTCTCACCGGATCGCCGCCATCAGCGCGGCCCGTGCCCGGCTCCGCCAGCTCAGGGGGTGGTGACATGGAAGTCCTGCTCTACAAGGCCCCGCAGCAGATCGGCACGAAGGCGGTGCTGGTCGAGGAGAAGCGGACGAAGCTCCACGTCCTGACTATGGATGGCAAGCTGCACCCCCGGCCAGTCCCGAAAAACGAGCGCCGCTTCATGGCCCCGGCTACCTACCGCGACAAGCCCTATCCGCTGGCCCGGGCGAAGCGGATCTTCAAGCGGTACGGCAAGGCCCATGGCATGACGAAGGCTGCCCGGCGCTTCCTGTCCGTGGACAACTGACCCACTTTCATCCGGTTGTCCACGAGACTTCGAGGGCCCCTTGTGATAGGGGCCCTCTTTTTTTTCGCGCTGACTTACCCGATACTGGTGATGCCATGTCAACACGGGTAACACGAGATGACGACTGCGACCGCCCAGAAGTGGGTCGAACAGCCGCCAACCGAAGTACGAGTCACGCGCATCGCCTATCGGTGCGGCTGTACGAAGACCATTGGTCCATGGACGAAGCAGGACACGCCTGCCGTCTGTGAAAAGCATGGTGCGCCCGCCGCAAACGTGCGGCAGGAAGTCTACCGCTACTAATCCCCGTCCTTGCAGTACCGGCTATTGGGGTACTGGAGGCACAGCTCGTCGAGTAGTTCCTCCAGCTCCCCCAGTACGTCCTCGTACCAGTCGGCGTCCCCGGCACGCTCAGCCTCCCGCAGCTCGGCTCGCAGGTCGCGGACATCGGACTCCATGTAGTCCTGATGGAAGTGCTGGAATTCAGCGACCTTGACGTAGCGGGTATCGACGGCGAAGACGGTCGAGACGAACCCGGCCAGCAGGGCGATGTTCATGACGACCGAGCCGATGTGCAGGCTCTTGCTGACCTCTGCCATTACGGTACCTCCTGCGCAGCCATGACCTGCGTCTTCTGCTTGCTGCCGATGCTGGAGCCGAACCAGAAGTCCATGACCTTGACGACGCCAGCAGTCAGGACGCCGATGAGGCCAGCGACCAGCTCTTGCGAATCCGGCGGCGGATGCCACTCGCCAGACACCAGCAGGTAGAGCATCACGAAGTAGCCCATCGTGTAGATGATGGACAGCACCACTTGCGGCCACATGCCCAGCTTCGCCGCCATCTCCCGGGCGCTGGCCCGGTCCCTCTGGTGCAGCTCTTCCTCGCGGATCCCCAGCTCGCGCATCTTCACCTTGAAGGTCTGGTCGGCTTCCTTCACCTTCATCAGTACCTCCGGGTTACCGGACAGGATTGCCTCTTCGACAGAGTCCCCGTCCACGCCCAGTACTTCGCCCAGCACTGCAGCCGCCATGCCACCGAACGGACCGCCCACCGCAGTGGCGACTGTCGGAGCCAGCTTCTTCAGTACCGACAGTGCCTTCTTTCCGAAGCTCATGCGTATGCCCTCCGCAGCCAGCCCTTGATAAACGCCTCGTTGCTGGCCTTCTTCATCACCAACCCCCGATAGAAACCGGCCTGCGTTGCCCGCAGCGCCGCCATCAGCACACCGGCCTCGACACCGTTGGCTGCCTTGAGCGTGGCCGGGCCAACGATGCCATCGTCATCTACATCCTTGCCACAGGCGAGCAGCGCCCGCTGGAATAACTTGTGTGCCTGCTTCGACCCCATGTTGACAGCCATGTCGAACACCTTTGCCGCCACGTCGCGATCATGGATGAGATCGTACTTCTCGTCCCAGAAGTATTTTTCGTACAGGTCAATCGCATCTGACTTTGTCAGGCGCATGATCGCGCCAACATCCGCGTCTGGATCCACGTGCTCCCGGTACCAGCGCAGGCTGATGCCGAACTGGGTCGCACCGCCCGGGTCCGCCGGGTGATCGACATACCCGCCTTCATGCTCCAGCGTCTTCTCGATGGCGTATTCAGATTTGGTCACTTCATCCCTCCTGCCCGCATGTCAGCCACCAGCTCGGCGGTGACCGGGTAATCTTTCTGCAACCAGCTGATGACTTCGGTACTGGTCATGCTTTTGCGGCGCTTCCAGTCTTCTTCCATCATGATCAGCGGCGGCAGCTCCTCCGGCTTCACGCCCTTGTCTTGCTGCTTGAACCCGGATCCCGGGCGGTTGACATACCAGTCCAGCGCCGCCTGCTCGATCTCGCGATACTTCTGCTCCATCTGGCGGAGCTTTTCTTCTGGCCGCAACGGGGCCCGCATGATCTCGTCGATCTCTTTACGGATCTCCCTGATTTCAGCCGAGGCTTCCTTCACGTCCTCGACCGCGTCGAGTACCTGCTCGTTGGTCAGCCCCTTGAAGTAGCGGGCACGCCGGGCCAGATAGCCTTCCTCCTGAGTATCCGGCACGCGCTCGCCCTCTTCGATGTCACGCATCGTCTCCTCGACCTGCACTGCCGCCCGTCGGAAGTCATACAGCATCGACTCCCATGCGGTCCTGCGCGGGAACGTCGCGCCCTCGGTGGCCTCAGGAAGAACGATCACGGTGCGCCCGGTGCTGTCCTTCTCATACCGTACTGGCGGCTCGTAGCCGCGCCAGAATCGCTTCATGACGGGCAGCTGGTCCGCCCTCATCTTCGGCGCTGACGGGTACTTGCCCGAGGATCGCAGCATGGTGTCTATGGTCAGCAGGGTATAGCTGCCCAGTGTGCCGAAATACCCGCGCAGGATGTGGTCGATCATGATCGGAGATTCGATGAAGTCCGGCAGCATCGGCCAGTCGTACGGCATGATCTCAGAGATCTCCCGGGCAGTCGGGCTGGTCGTCTCCGTGTACTGATAGCGCGGATCCACTTTCTCAAGGTAATAGGGCACGATCGGGCCCTTGAAGAAGCTGTCGTAGTTACGTGCCGCCTCCACCAGAGGATTCACCAGCTGGATCTGCCTGAGGTCGAAGTTGAACATCTCCCCGATGATCCAGCCCAGCCTGTCCATGGCGACCTTCGTGGCATCGTCAGCATCGGACTCGATCCATTCCCACATGCGCTCTGGAATGGTTCCGTACAGGGCTCCGACCTCGAACGGCTTCGGCTGACGATAGTGCATATCGTTGATCCAGAAGTGCCAGTAGAGATCCTTGTCCTCCTGAGTCAGCCGCTTGTATCGCTCGTCGTCACGGTTGTACCAGTAGAGCGCGAGCGTCGCCATGGTAATGATCATGGCCTTCAACAGGGTCACCCCGGCAGCCTTCACACCCTCGCCCATCTGCCGCTGGCCGTAGCGATACAGGCCCTGCAGGCGAGCATTGAGGAACGGCACGGTCTGGATGAAGAACGAAACGATCGGCAGGTCGCCGTGCTTCGCGAAGTTCATCAGGTCTTTCGATTCGAACACCGCCTCGATGACCGAGCCAGTGGTATCGAGAGCTGGCTTGTAGCCATAGGCGATGCGGTTCGAATTCTCCATGGCGGCAGCGACGTCGTTGTAGGCATGCGCCAGCCGGAACGGTGTGTTCAGGATCTTGCCGCGAACGCCGCTGCGCCTGATGGCGCGTTTCATCGCCTTGCTGATGGCTGCCGGATCGCCGGAATTGATGTAGCCGGAGTAGAAAGCGCCGCCCGCAGCCATCATCGATTTCATTTCTTTCGACAGGAACAGCGCCTCGCCGATGCCCTGCAGTGAGCGATCGGGTCGCAGCATCTTAGCGTACCGGCTGTTGACGAACGCCATCGGCCCGTCTCGCATCCAGTTGGCACCCATGAATGCAGGGTCCAGCGTGATCATCGTGGTCAGCAGGCGCTTCGTCCATCGGAACGGGGCCATCGCCATGGACCCGAAGAAACTCTGGAAGTGGCGCTGGTTGATTGCCGTCAGCGAACGGAACAGCAGCTCGTCATGGACGTGCCAGTATTCTTTCTTGCCGTTCCTCAGGATGGTGATGATGTTCGGATCCTTCGGCGTATCCACCACCCACATCTTCTTCAGTGCCGCGAGAGCAGCCTGATCCATGTCTTCGGTATCAATGCCGACCGCCCGCAGCCTGCGCTTCAGGTCGCCCTCGGCGATCGTCTTCTCTTCGAGGAACTCGTAGCCCTGCGCCTTCGTGACCATGCCGGAACCATTGAGTGAATCGATGGTGAGCACCGCCGCGTTGTTACGCATGGTGGTCTGCATCAGCATGTTCAGGTTGATCAGGATATTTTCCAGCGGATTGCCGAGCATGCTCGTGCCGCCGCGCAGCTTACGGATCGGCGATCGCTGATTCGCCAGCCCCCGGGTAAGGAACTGCCGGGCCATGGCGGAGGTACCTGTCAGGGTGGGCGGCACCGTGCCGGACTGCTCGCTGAAACCAGCCCCCAGCTGGTTGTCCCTGAGGCGATAGAACGGGATGTAGTCCGCGTTCTCCCACAGGGGCCGAGTCTCGGGATTGATGACACCAGCCGTCTGCGCCCAGTCCAGCATCTCGCTCATGAACTGGGCGTATCGATCCGCCACCGTCTCGAACATCGGATTCTGTTCGCCCAGCCACATGCCAGCCTCGATCGCCTTTGGGCTCAGCAGCTGTTCCCGGCCTGACTTCTTGATCTGGTCGTGGATCTCAGTGCCCAGCTCGCCGGAAAGGATGTCCTGCCACGCCGCCTCGCGCATGGCCTCGATCGTGCGCGGACGCCTGTTCTCGGCCCGGGTCCGCTCGAAGTGCTGGCGCAGGTTGAAGAATACCGGGGAGCCTTCCTTGATGCCTTCGAGGTACAGGCGCTTCGCCCGGCGGGCCACCATGAACTTGCCCCACTCGTCGATGTGCTTGCCGACTGGTTCGAGAATCTTCAGCAGGCCGCTACTGCCTTCCTTGATCTGGGTGGCACCGTCACGCCACTCCAGCGTCCCTTCCATGAGGGCGATGTAGATCTGCGAATCCGTTGATGTCGTCAGGTGCGCGTGCTTGTAGGGATCCAGTTCGGGCGGCAGCCCCACGTCTCCATAGTAAGCGCGGATGGCATGGCGGATTCCGGCGAACTGGTCGATGAACGCCTGCTCGATGTGAGCCTTCTTGTTCTCGACCCCCAGCACTTTGAATATGAAATTCTGGAATCTCTGCAGGCTGGTAAGCCCTTCCCCGGCGACCTTGCTGTCCAGCTCCTTCATGCCCTCGGCCTGCTCGGCGGGAGGGGCGCGGGAGAACAGCGGCATGCCCTTCGTGCGCAGCTGCTCGCTCAGCTTCGGGGTGATCTCTATGGTCCATGCGCCGAATGCCCTTGCGGACTCCTCGACCTCGGTCCTGACCATGCGCTCCAGCTGGCGCTCGATATCCCTGCGCTCGAAGTTGTAAGTCCTGCCCCGCTTGTCCATCAGCCAGCGTCTGGCACCGTAACCGTTGGCCGGGTCAAGCTCCCACGCCCACATGGCCTTATCGCCTTCGTGTGTGGCGAAGATCTTGTGCTTTTGCAGGGCATAGACCGGGGTCTTTCTGATCTTCTCCAGTTCGTCGTTGTATTCCTGCTCGGTGGAGATCAGGTAGTAATCGTTTACTTCCTGCTCCTTGAACCTGCCGCTGCCGACAAGCTCGCCATTCTCGTCCTTCTCGGTGATTTCTCTCCAGATCACCGAGCGGTGAACGGCGTCATCCTGATGTGCCGGACCAACGGCGTGCAGCGGAATGCGGTACTTGCCGTAATCCACGTCCTCCGGGGCCATGACCTTCTTCCCGTACAGGTTGGTCATGTAGTCGTTAAGCTCTTCCTCGGTCAGGCGATCTTCGACAACGCGGTAGTTCTTGCGGATATCCTTCTCGACATCTTTCACCGGCCTGTCGAAATACGGAATCGTTCCCTCAGAAAGATCAGGCTTGCCCTTGATCGGGCCCCACACCACCTTCGCGCCGTACTTCTTCAACAGCTTGTTGGTGAACACGTTGGGCTGGATGGTGTTGTATATCGCCCGGCTGCCAGTCATCTGCTTCGACGAGTAGCCGCCCGCCGTCGCCTGACGGTACCCGGCCACCTCGATCGCATCGACGGCGACGAAGGTCGAATCATTGCCGGTACGCGACCGCTCCAGCTCTTCGTCCTCGATCACCTTCTGGGCCACCATCGGCCCGAGCCACTGGGGCAGTTCTTCACGGGATGCGGCGAACCTCGTAATAGCCTCGCCATTTTCATACGTGGTGATCCAGTAGATTCTGTCCACGTTCTCGTTGACCCACTCGAACAGGCCCCCTTCGTATCCTTCCTGCTGTGCCTTCTGGTACTTCCTCGCGATGCTGGTATCCCTGAAGTCGGTGTTCTGCGGCATTGGTTCTGCTGGCAGGTTGCTGAAGCCCTGCCGGTTGTTGGACAGCTGCAAACCCTCGACTGTCGAAGACGCCATCACCTCGACGTAGTCGTACAGCTTGCCGCTGGACCAGCGGAACCCATGCACTTCGCCGTTGGCGATAGCGACCTTCTTGATGCCACGGCGGGTCGCCTCCGCCATGGCCCACTTCAATGCCAGCAAGTGGTATGACTTTTCGAACGGAGCTGGATCCATGCCGCTCTCTGCACGCTGGATCTTATCCTCGCGCTCCTGCAGTTCCAGCTGGATCCCGTCAATGAAGTTGCTGCGCCAGCTCTTCAAGTCGGTGACCAGCGAGCTGAGCCTGAACTCATGACCGCGTTCGGTAAATTCTTCCGCGAGCTTGCTGGCAGGCAGCTTGTCTGCGCCATAGGCCATATCGAACAATGGCCCCTGCCCGGTGCTGCTGACCTTGTCCAGATACCTGTACAGCGCCTCTGCCATCGCGCCGGTCGCCAGCCTGTTCTGCTGGTCGAACTCAGGATGGCTCGGGTCGTAGGTTTCATCTGCGATCTTCAGCTCCCGCAGCATGGTCTTGATCAGCGCATCCTTGATGGCCTGAGCGCGACCCGGCTCGAAGATCTGCTGCAAGTCCTGCGGCGTAATGACCGCGTCCTTGAATTCGCCCTTGCGCCAGTCTGGAGCGGGGTCGTTGTTGTGCCAGACATAGCTGTGGTCAGGACCGGACTCGTCGATGTTGACCTTCGGGTAAGCGATCATCTTGCGCCCGTTCGACCCCTCCTTGATGTAGGGGAACTTGCCCATCAGGGCGTTGGCGATAATCGCTCCGGTAGCCGCATCGAACTTGCCTACCGCCGGAGCCAGCTGGGTATCTGTGAGCCGGGCGAGAAGATCGGCATTGGCGAACGTCCCCAGCATGTCCAGCATCTTGTCGCTGACCACGCCGAGCATCCCCGAGTGCTTGCTGTCGAGCCCGCTCAACTCCTTGAACTGGTTTCTGGGGTTCTTGCCAACCGCCTGCTCCAGCCACTGCTTGCGGTAATTGAAGGCCGATGGCTTTGACACGACGAACTCATCAATCGGATTGTTATCCCACTGCTCGTGAGTCTCGCCGTAGATGATGAAGTCGAGAATGTCCTTGACGCTCATCGTCTGAAGCGCGTCGAGGATCGCCTTCTCGCCTTGCGGTCTGATGTTCTTGTTGTACGCCTGATGAACCTCGACGATCTCTTCTTTCAGGCGCTGCGCCAGCTTCGGATCCCTGCGCCCCATATCGCGCAGCTCCTGATGCCAGTCGGACTGGATCTCGTCGATAAAGAACACCCTCTCGCCATCAGGTGTTTCGCGGATATCATGCCGCAGGTGGACGATGATGTTGCTGATATCGTCCCAGTGGGCGCTGGCGGTAAACAGGTTTTCCTTGCGGTCCCATCGCAGCAGGGTTTCTTCATAGTCAGTGCCGCCGGGCAGGGTGTATTGCGACCACCTTGTGCCGGGCTGGTTGGCCTGCTCCTGCCCCCACTCGCGAATGTAATAGTCAATATCATCGCCAGCTATGCTGGAGGCGTATTCGCTCCCGTCGATGTACAGATCGAACTCGTCGTTATGCCGATTGCCCTGCACCCTGAACTCGACATTCTCGAAGTCCCAGTTGTATTCCGCGATCAGCCCTTCCTTGTATTCAGTCTCCCATTCATCAACCCGCATCTGGCTCTTGATTTCGTTCTCGGTATAGTCCTCGTCGATCAGATGCTCGTTGTGGGAGGCATATTCGAGCAGGGCCTCTTCATAGTCTTCGCCCTCCTCAAGCTCCATCTCGTTGTCGAACATGGCCTCGGCGATACCGCGCCACGAGCTGTCCTCCATCTTCGCGAGCAGGTCGCCGCTGAACAGTTCGTCCAGCTCTTCTGAGGCCTTCTCCTCGATGAACTCGTCGAGATCCGAATACTCTGGGTGGTCCTCGTTGTCCGGGTAATTCGCATCGAAGGTCGCGGCGTCATCCCAATCGACGTTCGAGGTGGGCCCGGTGACGTCGATCTTGACCCCGTTCTCAGCCACCCAGTTCTGCACCACGGCAACAGGAATCTTGTTAGCTGGCCGGGCACCATACCGCTGGATCATGTCGCGGACGTCTTCGTATTCCTCCTCCATCTCGCGCAGGCGCTTGACCAGCCGCTTCGCGGAATTGTAGGCGGCGTCGGTGTCGTTCAGTCCCTGCGTATAGTCTTGCCAGCTGTACTTCTGGTCGTAGGTTTCGATTCCGGCCCGGCTGATCTCGACCGTGCCGTCAACCATCGCTTTGATGATTGACTTGCGGTGATACATATCAGTCCGTCCGGGCCAAATAGTGTGGGGAAGTTTTTCGTCGAGGATCTCCCGGCGTTCGATATCAATCTCATCCTTGCGACGGTACGCCGCCTCGACATCCTTGTCGGGATAGAGATGGAAAACCTCGTCGATTTTGTCATCACGCTGTCCGCTCCAGTGCCGATAGATATCGTTGATGGTCGGGTTTTCTAGGAGTATTTCCAGCTCTGACCAGTCAAGCTCTTCCTGCTTGATCAGGCCCTTCTTCACTGCCGCAGCAATCTCCTGTTCCCACTGGGCCTTCGTCCGCCCGCCAGACTTGATCTCTGGAACGGAGCCGAGCCAGTCGTGCAGGGCGCTGTAAAGATACGGCGAGTACATCGAGTAGCGGTGGTTCTTGTGCAGCCTGACCGCCTGATGCTTGTAACCTCCGGGGCGGTGAACGAAGTTCCATCCCTCCGCGATGATTCCACGGATCTGCCGCTTCGTGATCCCGTGGCCCTTGCCGAGTGCCCGGTTCAGCCAGACGCGGAACATCTCGACCAGATCCTCGATGATCATTTTCATCTTCTGCGGGATCGATTTCCGATGCAGGGCCTGCCCGGTGTAGTAGGCAATGACCTCTTCCGATGCGATGCGTCGCTCTGCGAGGTCTGCCATGTTCAGGTCATTACGCTCGGCGGCGTCCTTCACCAGATCTGGGAAGGTGTTGTAGATACGGTCCATGACCCGTTCCCACTGCTGAACGGACAGGACACCCTGTGTCCCGTAGTGACCAACGATCTCATGCAGTAGGACGTCGATCGCTTCCTCGTTGGTGTTGATGTTGGCACCGATGAGGTAAACGGTATCGAACGCGCCATGGATGTCATACAGCCCCTGTGTCCTGCCGAGGGCGTTCTTCTTCGGATCCCGCTGGTGCTCTTCCAGCAGCTTCAGGTAGACCTCGTGGGGCAGGTCTTCAACGGTATCGACGACAACGACCCGGGGCGCTGAATTCATACGCCGGTAGACCTGTCGAACAGCGTTCTGCACGCCCGCCTTGCCCAGCCCCTTGCCCTCGTTGGTCCTCTTCTTGCTGAAGCGCGTGGCCTTTCTGGGCTTGCGCTCGTAAACGAACGGGGCCTCAGGTCGCAGGCGGAAACCATTCCGCTTGTACCAGTCCACCAATTGCTTGCGAGTCAGCCCGCCCTCGCCAAAGGGAACGGGGCTGAGCTGCAACGTCACCCCATGTTTGTCGGCCAGCTCCACAATTCGGCGCAGCGCCATGCCGCCATCGCCCTTGTGCATCTCGAAGGCGCGAATGGATTCGATGCTCACCGTATCCTTGTCGGCGGGGCGGATCTGGGCGGCTGCCTTCCACTCGATGATGCGCTCTGGCGCACCGAACGGGTTGGCCTCGGTGCCCTCCATCCACTCCTTGACCATGGCCTCGACGTTCTTGCCGTACTCGGGCGTCGAAACCTTGATCTTGCGGCTCATCCGCCTCGGCTGCTTCAGGCGCAGAGTGCCGTCCTCGTTGACGCTGATACGCATGTCATCGAGGCTCTCGCCTGTGGTCGGGGACTGGTTGTCTGCTCGGCGCTGGTCCATGACCCTGCGCAGCTCTGACTCTGGGATGCGCTCCCATGAATCGAGATCGATACCCTCGGTGGGTTTCCTACCGGCTACCTTCGCCAGCTGCTCCTCTGTCTTCTCCAGCGCCCTGAGGACGTCCCTGACGGGCACCCGACGGGCGGCATTTGGCATGAACCCGTACTCACCGGGATCTCCAAATTCACCAGTCAGGCTGCGATACATCGCATCCGACAGGTTGGTGTTGTACTCCTGAGTGAACTGCTCTTCGTTGATGCTGATACCGACCTGCTCCAGCAGCATGCGCTGCACCCTGAAGGCGAGGTCTTCCCATTCCACCGCACGCTGCGCTTCCTTCAGCGTCAGCGGGCGCTGCTCCACCAGAGTCTGCCTCGGTGGCTTGCCGCGTGGCAGCAAGGCGATGCGGCCCAGCCTGCCGTAGCGAAAGCTCGGCCCGTACCTTTCCTCCATGAGCTGCTCGGTGATCGCGTGGGCGATCTCGTGCGAGACGCGCCATGCCCGGGTGTACTCGGCATCATTGAATGAACCCCGCTTGACCTCGGGGTCATAGATCCAGACGACACCCTGCTCATAGCCGCGCTTCTTCAGCTCGGGCAGGCGGAACCGCTCGGGGTCGAAGCTGAATACTTCGACCTCGAATCCGTAATCGTCTAGGAGCTTCTGGGTGGTGCCCTGCGGATTCTCGATCGCTGGCCGCAGGTTGTAGATCTTGAGGCGATCGGTAGTCGGTTCCTTTCGCAAGGAACCGAACCGACCATAGACTTCTACTTGCGCTCGTCCTCCGTGGTCGAGTCGATCCACGGGTACTGGTGCGGAAGCTGGCCTTGATGCCGTCTTTGCGCTACCGACCCACCGCTTCGTGACTTGTTCGGCCCGCCCACGCCAATCGTCAAGCCGCGATTCAAGGCCCGGGCGTCGGGCTTGTATTTCATCAAGTAGTCGAGATCCTTTTTCGTCAGCTTCCCAGTCATGAATGGTTCTCCTGTATCCAGACGACTCCACCGTCATTGGCGAAGTATCGGCTCCAATTATACCGAAAGGTGTTGAAATTTCCGAGAGCCACGAGCGGATCCCGTCCAGCCATTTCGCGTTGTTCGCGGCCTTCTTTCTGGGCGTGGCCGGAGCCTCCCCAGTTTTCGGGTCAATGCCGTCCAGATTGATCAGGGTGATCTCGTCCGGCTCGGTGACCGTGAACCCCTGTCCCGGGAAGTACTGTTCCAGCATCGCCGCCAACAGGCCGATGTCCTCGCTGGTCAGGGCCTTGTCGAATCTGACGGCGAACGCCTGATCGTAGCCTTCCTCATTCGGAGAGGGCGGCTCTTTGGCCTCGCTCTTGACGGGCCGGAACCAGATTACCGAGTCCTGCTTGTAGATGTACTGCAGCGCCATCGCGATCGTGTCTGCCGTCTCGCGGTCATAGCCTTCGGCAGCCTTCAGCAGCGGCGCTTCCATGAGCGCCCCGGGTGCGGTAGTGCCCATGTAGGCCCCACGCATCTGCTGCGTGACGTACAGCGGCAGACCCATCGCATCGAGCAGTTCGTTGCGCCCGTCCTCGGTGCCGAGCACATCGAGCATTTCCTCGGTGTACTTGACGCGCTCTTCGTCGGTCAACCGGGCAAGCACACGTCCTTCGTTGAAGCTCTCTGACGGGATCGTCTCGAAAGCGGCATTGGCAGACGAGCCGCGAATCAGCTCGGCGAACGACCCGCGCTTCCCACCCCGGGCCAATACCCACAGGGCTGCCTGAAACTGTCGCGGCTTCCAGCTGGTGCCGTACTCTTCGTTGTAGTCAGCGGTGGCATCGACCAGAACTTTCCGGGCGAATTCGTACTGCGTGTCGATGACCTTCTTTGGGTTGGTGAACCCGAACTCTCGCGCTATCCACAGATCGATGGTGACCGCATCCGGGTAGCGGTCCTGCTCGAACGTCGCATCCCACAGGTTGCGGTAGAAGTTCAGCAGCTTCGGGCCAACGCCCCGGGTATTGATCGTCAGCTCGTCGGCTTCGAGCGCGCTGATCAGATCTTCGTTCCCCATCAGGGCCCCGGGGATCTGAGTCAGATCACTGAGACGACCTTCCTTGTAGGCCCTGTAGATCCCGGTGATCCACTTCGTGACGTTGGTTTCAACGGAAGTGTTCGGAGACATGAGCGCCAGCAGGCGCACCATCTTCTCCATATCCTGCATGTCGCCTTTGACGAGCTTGCGGATGAGAGATCCGGCATCCTCGTACCACGTCCACGCATCAGGCGGGATCAGATTGCGACCGCCGCCATCCTTGCCCTCGCCACGGCGCACCCGGTTGCGGAGTTTCGTGACGAAGCGCCCCACTGCCCGGATGTCCTTGATCCCCGGCGGCGCTCCGACCGGCCTCTCGCCTAGAGTCGGGTATCGATCCTGATACCACTCTCCAGAAGGTGCCCGGCGGCGACGTCGCGTGCGCGACAGGGAAGGGGAGGTTATTGATGGATGCCGCCGGGCATAACTAACCCACTTCTCGATATCTGGTTTGCCCTCGTCGTTGACCATCATTTCGCGCAGGCGTTCCAGCTTCGAGGTGACCAGATCGAACCGCTGCTCACCGAGTGCCACCGCGATATCACGGGCCAGCTTCTGGGCCTCGTTGTAGACAGGCAGCTGGCGATGCTCGTCCGCGTATTCCTTGAGGGCCCGGTCAACCAGCTTCCGGTATTCCTCGAAGGTCGGCTCTTTGCCGGTAGTTTCGACGAGCTTGTTGAACCACCTCGGCCTGTATCGAGGCTCTTCCTGCCAGTGCCGGAAGTTGCTCCTGAGGTTCTCCTCGAACTCTCGCTTGAAGCCATAGGGATTCGTCAGGAAGCTGATTCCGCGCCTGACCTTCGGCCACACGAACTCCAGACCCTGATCCGGGTTCTCGTTGGCGGTGCGCTCAGACATACGATGAGTCAGGTCGCCGAGATGTTCGGTCATGACCTGCATGACGCCGCCCCCTACCACCCGTGCGGCCCGCAGCATCGCCATCTCGGGCTTGCCGCGCTGCGCATCTGCCAGCGCCTCGAAATCGTTCTTCGCCTCTTTGGTGAAGCCGTACTTGTCCACCCCGTCGTCGCCGGACCCACGCACATAGCGCAGGATCCCCGGATCCAGCGCCATCGCCTCGCCGTTATCGCTGATAATGGCGTCATAACCTTCGCGCCGGGCGAACTCGATCTCCTCTGGCTCCAGCATGTTGAAGGCTTCGGCTGGCAGCTGCAGCGGGTTCTGCGGCGAGATCGTCACCGACAGCATTCCCTCGGAGCGGTTCTTCATCAGCCGGGGCAGGCCGGTAGCCTCAGGGTCTGCGTAGAACACCTTGCCGGTGACTTTCTTCGCCAGATCCATTTCTGGCGGGGCCCGCTTGATCAGGCCCTCGATGTCACCGATGGTGCGGACCCGCTGGCGCAGCTCGGCATCGGTAAGATCTCTGAGCGTCGGCGTCCTTGACTGCCGGATCCTCTGGTCGAGTGCCTGCGCCCGGGACCGCCCTTCTCCGGCCAGCTGCCTCTTGCCCTCCGGGGTGAGCGCCATCCGCCCCTCCCCGGCATTCAATACCCGAGCCAGCCCGGCTCGCTGCAGGTTGAACATCTCCTCGTCAGTCAGGGGGTCGCCGGTAGCCACCCTTTGGAGGGTGTCATTGCTGACGTCCCTGACCTCGATCCCGGCTTCCTCGGCCTCGCTGACGCTGACCTCGTCCGCTCTCTCGATGATGTCATCCCGTGGAGGCGGCTCAGAGCCCGTCTCAGCCGCTCTGATGCGATCTGCCCAGTAACCCAGCCCACCACCAGCGGCACCCAGCCCAGCGCCTCCCAGAAACGCTGGGAAGCCGCCACGGGTGACGATTTTTGCCGCAGCCTCCCAGTCGCCACTGTCGATGGCCTCGTTGAGCTGGTCGCGCTCCTCTTCGTCGTAGATCAGGGCACTGAGGTTCTGCACCACCTCCTGAATGAATTCCGTCCCGCCCTCGGTGCCCAGCGCCAGCAGGAACCGGCCCACGAGAGACTTGCCGCCCGGCAGCTTGCCGAGGATGGCGTCCAGACCCGTCTTCTCCAGCACGGCGTTGATCGCCCCGGCTGAAGCGGTAGCGGCTGCGAACTCGCCATCGGAGATCTGTTCGCCGGTCATCTCCTCGAACTGCTGGGCGTTCTGGGCGGAGTCCATGGCCTCCATCCAGCCCATGAACGGCAGGCCATGCCCGGTCCTATTGGCGAGATATGCGGCCAGCAGTGTGGGCAGCCCCTGTCCAATCGCGGCACCGAGGACTTCTGGATCCTTAGCGGCGTTCCACAGGATCTCGAAATCACCATCGCTTTCGAGGAATCGATCCCATGCCCGCTGCGCTTCCTCGGTTCCCGCCACTGCATCCTTGAAGGCCGGGAGGGTTTCGTCGAGGAACTTCACCGACTGGTCGATCCTGTCGGCCATGTCGCTGGCCCCGGCAGCATGGAACTTGCCGAAGTCATGGCCGTTGGCAATCTTGTCGGCGATCAGGGTCGGGGCCCCGAATGGATTCAGCCAGTCAGGGACACCAGAATCCTTGAGCTTGCTGTAGGCTCCGCGAAGGTAGCGATGAGCGGCCTCGGGCGTATCCCATGCCATGCTAGAAACGCCCAGCGTTCCACTGAATATCCGCGCCCCCAGTGTTTTGGTGAACTGCCCCAGCCAGCTCTCGTCTTCTGGCTGGGCTTCCCCGGATGGCTGATATTTTGCCCATGGGCCAGCCGCTTCTCCTGACTGAGTCAGGCCTTGCTGCGAAGCCGCAAATCTCTGGTCCATCTCCTGCTGCACCCGCGATCCCGGGTATTTCGCAAGGAAGTCTTTCTGGTCCAGAGCCGTGGCGTCCACCTCTTCCTGAGTCCATGGCCGACCCGTCTCAGGATTGATGGCACCTTCCGGGTTGAACTGGCTCTCCTGCGGCGGAGGTTGCTGCTGGTATTTCGACCATGGTCCCTCGGGTTGATGCTGGGACCATGGACCGGCCTCCTGTGGCGCTTCGTACCGGGCCATGACTTTTTGCACGTAAGGCTCGGTTTCCTGCCGCTTCGGCAGCACCGAGTAATCCCGGTTGGACTTCAGCCACTTGTCGGCATTGCCCGGGCCAGCGTTATAAGCGATCAGCGCCGCCTCGATATCCCCGCCGTACTTGCGGTACATGGCCGACAAGTATTCCTCGCCCTTTTTCTGCAGCGCCGTCGAGTCGTCCCACTGGTGCTCCGGCAATGGCTCGACACCATAGCCCGGATCGCGCAGCGTCTCCGGCATGGTCTGCATCGTGCCGATCGCTCCAGCTGGCGATACCGCGTTTGGATCAGCACCGCTTTCAGCATGGCGGACCGCCTCGAACAGGCGAGGGTCTGGATTCTGAGGCCGTTGGTACTTAGTCCATGGCCCGGCGGGCGTTGCCATTTACTGCCTCTGCCAATTTCTGGGGTCGGAAGGGTCGCCTCCCTTGAATACGAAACCATCCTCGACTGTGCCAACAGGCGGCGGCGTAATGCCCTGCGTGCCCGGCGGCGGTCCGCCCGGCTGCTGTGGGGCAAGTCCGGGCTGTGCCTGACCGAGCCCTCCGCCCTGCTGGCCCTGATCTCCGAGATAGGCAGTTCTCGCCTTCTGGATCCTGTCGTAGATCCATGCGTCGATTTGCTCCGGCGTCAGGTCTTTCTTCTTCACCGTCGTGCCATCGGGTAGCGCAATACGATCGGTGTTCTTCATGCCGTCGATACGCTTCGACAGGTCGAGGTACATCTCCTCGTCGGTTGGCGCATTGCCCACGGCGATTGCCCCGGCCAGCTGGTCGGAGTACCCGAGGCTTTTCAGCAGCTCGAACTTGTCGCGGTGTGCCAATGGCCGGTTATGCCCGCCCGGTGTCATCCCCGGCTGAATCGGCTGGCCGGTATTCGGATCCAGAGACTGCTCCCACGCCCCGGTCTGCGGGTTCCACGTCCTCAGGCCGCTGGCGCTGTCGTAGGTCTGCGGGTTGGCAGCCCGATCCAGCGCCCCCTCGCGCTGGCGCACACGCTCCGACAGGATGTCCAGCGCCCGCTTGCGACGCTGTTCCGTCTGCTCCTGAGCCGTGGCTCTGCGGCTTTCCTTCAGGCCGCGCATCTCCTGCACGGTTGGCACACCGGCTGCGCCGAATGCGCCCCCGGCGCTCATCGTCTCGGAGGCAGCCATCATCCTGAGCCCGAAGCTCATGATGAACAGACCCTTCTCCTCTTTGCTCAGCTCGGTGTCGGGTTTCTCCACGCCGCCCAGCTGGTCGAAGATCTCGTTGTAGGCTTCGGTCAGATCAACGCCGGTCCCTTCCAGCGCGTCCGCCATGCGCTTAGCCTTCTCGGGGGCTGCCTTCGCCCCCTGTTTCGCACGATCGACTTCCTGCTTGATCATCTCCGGGCCGGATCCCGCTCCACCAGAAGCGGGCGACGCAGGGGGCTGCTGAGCCCCAGCCAGCGCAGGGGCAGCAGCTGGTTGGTCGCCCGGCAAACCACCCTGCGCCGCCGCAGGGGGTGAATTGCTAGGCAAGGCCCCTGCGGACGTCGCCGGATTCCAATTTCCAGTACGTGGATTCATCTTCTCCAGACCGGAGCCATTCTGTGCGGGTGGAGCCGCCCCGCTGACAGCGTCGAAGTCCGCCGCTGTCGATTGCTTGTCGCCGCCGAAAAGGTTGGCGAACATCTGCGGAAGATCGAACTTCGGTGGCCCGTAGATATCGCTGGCCGGAACCTGTTTCGGCCTGATCCCGCCGCCGGGGATTCTTTCAAATTGCATCCAGTCAGCCATGTCTTATCCTCCGCCGTATCCCCAGCTTGAGCCAGCCGAACCGAAGAATGGATTCTGGTCAGGCGATGTTTGTGGCATCCCGGCCCACCCGGTATTTGCCGCAGACTGCTGCATCCATGGACTCGGCGTGTACGTGGTGCCCCCATACGAATTCGTCGAGGCCTGCGGCATGCCGTAACCCGGTGCAGGTTGTGCCCCGCCGCCAAAGAAGTTCTTCGCCAGCCCCATGGCCCCGGTGAACAGACCGCCAGTCGAGGCTCCGTAGATGGTGGCAGCAAGCCCTACCGCCTGCCCGAGTGCGCTGGGCTTGTTCTTCGTCTCGCTTGTTTCGGTGACGGTGTACGATCCCTTGATCCCTTCCAGCGTTGTGAGCAGCGCATCCAGACCGCGCATGTCCCAGTCGCGGCTCTCCACGAACTGCTGGTAATTGAAGTCGTTCTTCATCTGCTCGACGCCACGGGCCGTCGCTCCCGTGGTCATCAGGTTCTGGATGTCCTGCGTGTTCAGGTTCATGCCAGACTGGGCGAGAGCCACGTAATCGGATGCTGCCTGTCTGGCCCGGTCCTGATCCTGAGCCCAGCGGTTGGCACCAGACTCAAAAGCCTGAAAGTATCCCTGCCCATACAGGTCTTTGACGTTCTGTCCGGTCGCTTTCTGCAGCGCCTCGTACTGTGCTGCTGTTCTGCCGCCACCGAACGCGCCCTGAGAAGACTGCATGCCCTGCAGGCGATTCTGCTCCTGCAATGAAGACTCACGGATCTTTCGTGCGGCTGGATTCAGCGCCCCCTCGATGTAGGGATTCATATACGCATTGATGTCCGCGTCCGTGAATCGCTCGGTGGTCCGGCCCAGCAGTCCCCGGGCAGTATTGAGATCCCCCGCCCACTGACCTGCCGATGTCCGGGCCAGCCCGATACCCATCTGCTCGTTGGGGTCAAGCCCGGCAACGCGCTCTCCGGTGTACGGGGTGTACTGCTGATTGGCAATACGCTGACCGATCCCCATCGCCTGTTGGGAACCACGCTCAACCCAGTCTGGGACTGACCTGACGTTCTTTTGCTTCGTCTTGCTAGAACCGCCCATGCTCGCTCCTCAGGAATGTGCCGCCCAGATACTGGTAACCTTTCATCTTCAGCAGCCTGTCTTTGATCTCTATCGCCTCGCCCCCGGAATTTATGCCGAGCAGTATAGGGGCATTCTTGTCGTCAGCGAAGGCATGAGCTGCCGTCATCAACGCATCGAACGCTCCCATTTCCCGGTACTTCTTTTGCACGTAGAGCCATTCGAGGTACAGGAACCATTTCGGACTCCACGGAAACTGGTAACTCGTCAGCGCCATGGTGCCGACGATGCGCCCAGATAGATCAACGCACATCACGTAGCCTTCTGACAGGGTACGGGATATCCAGTTGATTGCTCGTGCCTCATCGGCCTCCGGGTAAGCGCCTCCATCTTCATGACACTTGAGCAACAGCCGCAGGATGTTGCTGGCGTCGAGGGGCTTAGCCTGCCTGATTTTGATCACATTGCCTCCTTCAGATCATTCTGCGCAAGTCAGTAATTCTGTCCTGCGCGTCCATCGCCGTGTTATTGGCCGTCTGCCAAAGCTGGTGCAGGGCGATCATTGCCGCTTTCGTATCGGCGACCATCGCCAGCTGTTCCGCCGTAGCAGAAACGCCCAGTCCATTGATGTCCTGAAACAGGAGATCCGCCATGCCCTGATCCGTGCCACCGGCATAGATGTAGATCTCCTGAAACTGCTGATAAGCTTCTTCGCTCTCGTTGAGAACGGCGACCATGTTCGTGCAGAAGTCGCCAACTTTCTGCTCGATGTAGGGCCAGCGTTTCGCGCTCGTGTGACTCATGATTTCCCCTTATGGTGGTGTTCCAAAAACGATACTGATGATGCAGGTGTCTGTCGCCTCAGTGGTGTCCTGATCGGTGACCGTGCATAGCAACGTCCCGCTCCTTTCTGTATCGGTGCCGCTTGCCGTGATCGTGGTGCTGGACGAAGACGGGCTGTTGATTGTGATGCCAGCACCACCAGACTGCCATGTCCACGCATAGGAGTACGATGGTGTGCCGCCGGTCACGGACGTGGTAATAGAACCGCTCGTCCATGGTGACGAAGCATTAGTTTTTGATTCAGTGATCGAAGCAGGGCTGACGTTCACCACCAGCGGCGCGGTGTAATCCTGCGCTGCGCAAATCGTGGCACAGAAAGTCATGATGGTCATGTCAGCCCCGTTCCCCACACGTACCAGAGGGTTGCGCTTCTGCGCCACAGTGAAGCCACGCCCCCCTGTGCCAGCGTCCGCGAGCCGGTGGTGCCGCCAGCGCCATCCTGCCACGTCAGGGTAACGCTGGTGCCTGCCGCTATCGTGACGTTGCCGGTGCCGATGTTGACGATCTGCCACATTGCCCCGGATGCGAGGCTGGTATCAGTGTTGGCCGGGGTCGTGTAAGTGTGTGCCGTGGCGCTGGTGTGCAGAATCGTGAGCCCCTGTGCATCGCCCCACGTTGCCGCTGCCGAGAACGAGGCATCCTGTGTGATGTGCGGCGCGACGTTGAACCCCACGTCGTAGAAAGTGTCGGTGCGGTGGCGCAGCCGCATTCCAGAAGATACCCCGTTAGCACTTTCATCCTGAGTGCCGCCTTGCTCCTGATTGTTGTATCGGAAAGTGACAGCAGCGGTTCCGCCGACACCAATATCCAGATCACCGCCGACGCAGCGGATCAATCCGTTAGTGCCATTGTGATCCATGCCGACATACTGGGTATTGCCGCTGTCGTACATCCTCACCGCGCTGCCAGTGCGGAAGTACATCGTCCCTTCCCAGTACGACGAACCTGTCGCGGTGATGATTGTGGTCCCGGCGGTAGTACTGGGAGGGTCAATCTTTATCGCGGCGGCGGCATCATCGTCAGTGTTGATGTAGAACAACCCGCCAGTCCTGACCCGCAGATCCCAGCCATCTACACGAAACTCTCCTGACCCGCTCGTGATAGCAGACAAATTGGTGCCGTCGTAGTTGAAGCCGCCGTAGGTAATTGTGCTGGTCTGCTCTCCATACAGGCGCAGGTACGCTTGCTGAGAATTGCCGCGCAACGTGGCCGTCTCACCAATGTGTATGCCGCTTGTGGCGTTTGCGTTCCTGTCAACGGTAAGAACAGACCCGGTCCACGTGAGCAGGCCGGTGCTGGTACCGTTGCTGATGTTTACCATCTGCGAGCCACCGACGGTGATGTCGATGTTGTTTGCGGCAGACCTATACAATCCGGTGGTGGGATCACCGCTAAATGCAACCCCCGGCGCAGCCGCCGAGCCACCCTGAGCCTCGATGGGCACAGAGAACTCTGCCTGTGTGTTGTCAAGCAGCAAGCGTGTCGAGCTGCCGGTCTGGAACGTCAGGTTGTGCGTACCGCCAGTGGAGAACGTGTTGTTGATGATCGCGTTGCCGCTGGAGTCCAATCCGAGATTGAATCGCTGGTTGGTCCCGGCACCTTGCGTGACGTTGTCGCCGCGCATCTGTATCTGCGCGGTCGAAAGCCCGGTGGCGTAATCGTAATTCAGATAGATCAGGTCATTGGCAGTATCCAGCCTGATCTCGCAGGCGAACGTGGCGATGTTCGGCACCAGCGTCAGGATCGTCGGGCTGGCATCCACGTCACGGAATTGGTGTTGCGCCGCATCGTAGTAGGCGTTGTCAGCCAGCGTAGCGTGGGTGCTGCCGTACAGCTCGATGTTCGCCCCGGTGCCGGTGCCGCCGAACAATGACAGGTTGCCGGTATCTGTCGTATCCCCGATGTAATTGGAGACATTTAGGATGCCGGTGATAGACACGTTGCCGGAGAAGTCGCTGGCATCAGCCTGAAAACCATCAGGGAAGGACAGCCGGTTCGCGGCCCCGCCATCGGGATCAAGAATCTGCACCACCTGCCAGACTGACCCGGTGTAGACCTCCATGCGCTGCGTTGTGGCGCTGCCAGTCGCGTTGCTGAATACCGTCCGGGCGATGTCGTCGTAAGCCGATACACCGTCCCAGTTCGCGGTCTGCCAGATTCTCCGGGCAGCAGCTGTTGCGTCAGCGTAGTGGGTGATGGCTGGCGCAGTATTGATCAGCTCTATTTCGCCAGACACCGAAAAGATGCTGGTGTTCCACGTAAGAGCCCCACCACTATCTATCCAGTTGCCGCCGGAACGGAACAACAGGTCATTGTTGGCAGCGCCAGTGAGATCGACATCGGAGAGATCATTGAATGCGGTGACGGCGCTGGTGCCGAACGGACCCACGGTGGAGCCGTTGATGCGGGCATACAGGCCAGCCGTAGTCGTCCACAGGTCGCCGTTGGTCGGGGTTGTGGGAGCCGTGCCATGGGGAAGGGTGACGCTGGCCGCGCCCGTGGTGGTCGCCGGAAAAGTCTGTTTGCCAGTCCACGTGTTGGCGACTTCCAGACGAGCGAACGAATAGGTGACCCCGTCCATGCGCATATACAACTGGCGAGCGCCGCCGCCGGTTGCCCAGATATCTCCGTCTGCCGGAGCAGTAGGCGGCGTACCGGATGGCAGGTAGAACCCGGCTCTGGATGTGGTGCTGGACGAGGTCAGCAGCTTGCCGCTGAATGTCGCGTAGCCCGTGGTCTGGGCAAGGGTGAGGACGTTGCCAGCAGCCTGACTGATCCAGACCATGTTCTCTGACGCATCGAACCTGTGGGTCCATTTGATGGTGCCCACATCGTCCTGATACTCCATGTTCAGCGTCTGGGCATCGCTCTTGCGAATTTGCCAGTAGCCCGCACCACTGCTGTCCGAGAAGTCATGCCGAAGAATGCTGAGCTGAGTGCCGCCGAGCCCGGGCTGCAGGAAAAAGTCGCCGTTGCTGTCTACCCAGCTCGATCCGTTGTAGTAAAGGATGTCGCCAGTTGATACCCCGGTGGTGTCGGCGAAGAACACAGGGGTGCCATCGACGCGCAGCTCTCCGGCTTGCGTCGAGTCGAGGGTAATATCCCCCGCCCCCGTGTGATCCATCTTCAAAGCCATGACTTATCCTGTGGCCTGAATGATCTCGCAGAAGGCAACCCAGCGGATCGTCTTAGCGGCCTCGCCGGTAACCGTGACCCTGAGCGAGCCGTTGGTGGTTTCGGCGTCCACGTTCACGTCCCATGCGGTGGTGGATTCCGCGTAAATGTTCTTCGTGACCGAGCCAACGATGGCAGTGGACCCGGCGGTTGTATCGCGCTTGATCGCGCCCTTGAACTCGTAGACGCCGGACTCGCCGTCCACGTCGGTGCGCCGGGCAGAGACAGTGACCCGGAAACCCCACGTAGTGTCATTGGGCATGACCATGGTGTTGGATGCGCCCTCGGCGGATCCGTTGGTCGTCAGTACCGTGTTGGTCGCGGTGGTGGTCTGGCGTCTCAGCACATAGACCACTGCCTGTGCGTCGCCCGCCGCAGCAAACTGTCCCGCCGACATGGACAGGACGCCTTCCACGCCATTCGGAGACGAATCACCGTTGGCTCCGATCTGGGTGCCGGAGTCGGTAATGATCGGCGCTGCCGAGAATGTCCAGACATCCGAGATCGTCAGGGTGTCGGCGCTCAGCGCCGCCTTGACGTTAGCCCACGTAACCTCGCGGTGCTCGGTGTTGGTGCTGTCGTAAATCGCGATGCTGTCGGCATCGATGATGTCGGTGTTGTTGGTCAGGCTCGGGAAGTCGAGCACCACCGTGTCAGTGGCGATGCCGATGCCTTCCCCGACCTGCACGTCCACGTCGTCCACGTTGATGATCAGGCCAGCCCCGGCATTGACGTTGAACTGCCCCGCCGGGGATTCGCTCAGGCCCGTGCCAGCGGTATAAGTAGTGCCACCGCCAACGAACTGGGCGAAAGTCACATCGGTGGAACCGAGGGTGCCGCCGGTATCGACCGTGCAGACCCAGCCGGTATCGCCGTTGGTCGTTCCCTCTTCGACGAACACCGCACCAGACACCAGCTCGTCCCACGTGTCCGCATCTGCTGCCCTTGACCATGCGCCTGCCGCGCACACGTAGATACCGTTGTCCGCGACCGTGGTCTGGTTCTTGACCAGCACTCTCTCGGTCGCCAGCACCGACACACCGTCGATGGTCTGCGTGCCGGACAGGGTGATATTGGTCGTGGTCGCCGCAACCACCGAATCCTTCCAGCTCAGCCCGGCGGCGAGATTATCGACGTAGGTCTTATTGACCAGATCGTTGCCAGCTGTCGGCACCACCGATGACTGTGGCAGCAGCGTGTTGAAGCTGACCGTGACGTTGTTGAAAGTCACCGTGGTGCCGGAGTCGAACGTCAGGGTGCCGGAGGTGAAATTGTCCGAGGCGTCAGACCTCAGGTAGCTGGCTCCCTCAACCCCGTCCAGCAGGTCTGCGTTCAGGTTCGCCACCACCGTGGTCGAGTCCACCGTGAACGGCGACGTGCCGGTGGTCATGTTGAAATTGACCGCCGCTCCGTTGTCGAAATCCAGCGTCGTGGTCGAGGCGAAGTTCCACGTGTTCGCGCCCGTGAACGAATCCGACGCATCGGATCTCAGCAGCGAGGTCGCCAGCGACAGATAGTTGTTGGTGTGGAACACCGTGTAGGTATCGATCCGCATCGTCTCGGCGGCGTTGGAATCGACCTGAATGTCACCCGCGAGCGAGTGGTCGAAATTGATAGCCATTAGTGTCTTGTCTCCGTGATGTAGACGCGACCGACCCAGCGCACTGTCTTGCCAGCCGATCCTGTGACGTTGATCCTGACGGCCCCGTTCGTCGTGTCAGCCACAGCTGCCACATCCCACGTTGCGTCATCCCTGTGGTGGGTCGTTTTCGCGAACCCGTTGATGCCTGTCGATGCGGCAGTTGCAGCCCGGTCAGCGCCACCTTCCAGCGTCCATGCGCCGGACTCCTGAGCCCCGGTGTTCTTGCAGGTGATTTCCACCCGCACGTGATATGAGGAATTGTTTGGCAGCAGGATCTGGTTGCTGGCCCCCGGGGCGGACGCATCGGTGGTGAGCGCCTGTGTCGTTCCGTCCGTGGTGGCATAGCGCAGTACCATGCTGGTGATTTGCGCATCCCCGGCCAGAGAGAAGTTGCCCTGTGAGCCGACCCACAGGGTGTCGTTGGTGCTGGCATCGGTATTCTGCCCAAACTGGAATTCGCCCTGAGATCTCCAGCTGCCGGTGATCACCTCGTTCAGAGTGAGATCCCCGTAGCTGCCAAAGTCCGATATCTGCGACTCGGTTATCGAGATCGCGCTCTGGATGTTCGTCCACGTATCCTGTCGGTGGTTCGCGCCATTCCAGAACGCAATGATGTCTGTGCCGCTGATCGTGTTCGACGTAAGGCTGCTGAAGCTGAGCGCCACATCGTCTGCATTGACAGCGATGCCTTCGCCTGCGCCAACATCGAAAGTTCTCGAAGCAGATATATCCCCCCCGCCAGTAAGACCAGCCCCAGCAGTAAGAGATACTCCGGTGTGAGCGACGTGCTGGTCGGCGACGTAGTTGGTGAGGACGTTGTGGTCGATGAGGTCATTGCGCACCGTCAGGTTCAGAACATCCCCGTAGGTCACCTCGTTGTTGGTAACGACAGCTTCCAGCAGCGAGTTGGTGGAGATGAAGCGGAAGTACTCGTCACCGGACAGTGACGTCGAGTTGCCATAGCCATCCCTGAATCCGATGTAGCGATCGCCGGATCCGCCGCCAGATGCCTCGGCCACCATCACGAACGATGCCAGACCGCTGTCGTATTTCAGGATGTAACCATCCACGGCTGGCCCGGTGACATCCATCAGGTCGAAGATGGATTCCCCGGTAATGTCCGTCAGGTAGCTGCCGAGATCGGTGATCTCTGCGCTGACGTGGGTATGGTTCAGGGGCGCGAAGTTACCGCCACTGGTGAATAGGGATACTTCGCGGTCAAGGTCCAGCAGGCCGGTATTGATCGCCCTCAGGCGACGCTCGATGATGTCCACCATCGAGCGCATCCGAAACCCATCGTAGGTTTCGGTGGGGAAATCTGGGAGCCTTTCGCGAGTGTCCGCCATTACCGCTTACCATGCGCTCCAACCCGTGCTCGCCACTGGCCCATGCGCCACTTGTCCCCGACAGCATCGGAGCGCACATCGAGGGATACCTGCCTGCCACGGAATCGCAGGCTGATTTTCCGCGTGCCCGGGGCCACCGTGAACGGGCCCTTGCTGATGAGCGTGGTGTCCTGTGGGTATTTGAGTCCGTTGAGGCTGACATCGACTGACCCAGTCAGCCTCAGGAAATCAGGAATCAGCTGATCGACATGTACCAGATACTCCCCGGATTCAGGCAGCGCCATGTCGTATGACTCCAGATAAGAAGTCATGGCCGCTCCGTTGTCGTCCACGCCGGTTTCGTGCTGGTACAGGTAGCCGTCGGTGGAAGCCGCGTAGGGCTTTTCCAGCACCGGGCTGCGATCGGCCCATGCCGTCCTGACCAGCGAACCGATCGACCACGTGTTCTCCTCGTAGTTGTACATCACATAGCGATTGATCTCCGGCGACGGGTAGCCGGTTGTCGGGGCTACGGTAGGCACCGTGATATCCAGACCGCTGGTGTTGTACAGCACGTCACGGGTGGCGACGATGTTGTCGATGTAACCCGGCCAGTTACGCATGGCGGGAGCGCCCCAGCCATTCACGTTGCCCATGCCAATGGTGAACAGCCCGAGGTCATCGTCGAAGCTGGCATCGATCGTGCCGGTCGCCAGCCATGCGCCGTTCATCCACACGTCGATACGGTTGCCCGCGCTGCGCTGGGCGACCCACCAGTTCCACGTGTCGAGCGGGAACTGCGCCGTAGTCATGGTGGTAAGCCCGATCCGGTTCTGGCTGCCGGAAGCGGACGTATAGCTGAATCCCCACTGGAAATCCCCGGCGACGTTCGGCACCAGATGGATGTTCCAGCCCTTGAGGTTGGTGCCGCCCCACGACGTGCCGGTGTTGGGCATCTCGTTGCCGCAGATGCCATACGGGTTAGCGCCGGTCGAATACGAGCCAGTCGGCAGGTAACACCAGCCGCCTATCGTCCATGTGCCGGTGCCCAGCGAGTACTGGCTGCCGCTCCACTGCAGAGCGTTGTCATCGGTGGTCCCGTCGCCCTGCACCGAATAGTCGCCGAACTTCGCCTGTGCGGTGGTCAGGGTCAGCCCGGTGCCGATCACGGTCGCTTCTTCGCCGCCGCCGACCAGCTCGACATTGCTGCCCTCGTTCTCGTACAGGAAGAAAGGATTGGTGCCGGTCTGGGACGTGTCCTGCGTCTGGTCCTGCTGCCCGACCTGCCCGGGATAGAAGAACCAGATTTCGTTGAATTCTCGGTTGAGCCCACCGAAGGATTTGGCCTTCTGGTCGGTGTTCAGGTTGTCGTAAACCTGATTCCTGACGTCGCACGGCAGCACCCGCAGCACGCCGTCGTACATGAAGAAGTCGCCCTCGCCCATGAAAAAGACCCGGTAGTCGGTGGCGACCACCGCATTCGGCCCGAGGATCGAGACGTTCTCGCCCACCACGTTGACGCCGTAGACATCGAAGCCGCCGAGGTAATCCACGGAGTGAACCGACTCATCGGTGAAGACGAGGATCTGGCCCCGGGTCTTGACCGCCGAGATGATCGCAGAGCCCCTGTAAAGCCGCAGGTCGCCTGATGTGTTGGTATCCGTGGGTATCCAGTCCCCGAAGTCCTCCTGAGAGCACCAGCGGATCAGGAGCGGGTCGAAAACGCCGCTGAACCGCTCTGTGGAGCCCATGGCGAAGAGATGGCGGTCCCGCTGGGAAATGATAGCCACATTGCAGTTGACGGGCGCATCGGGCAGGAGAATGGCTCTGGAGGCCGCTCCCGTGGTCCTGTCCCACCAGTAGATCGATTTTCCGAACGGGCAGGCGATCAGATCTTCGCCCCAGTTGTCGAGGCTCCACGTCCGTGCCGCGATCGTCACCTGACTGGAGGGCCGGGGCGTGTCATAGCCCTGCTCGCTCAGCGGCAGTGAGGTATCGTCAGCACCGTAACCGTAGATGCCGTAGCCGTTCGCCAGAGATCCAGAACGCAGCCCCGTGTTGATCTGGTACTCGGCTGCCACCGTACCCCCGCCAGTGGCGGTACTGGTCGCGTTTGACCCGACGTCGATGATGTAGGTGCTGAAGGTCGTGGACAGGATCTGGTACTCGCCGTTGATCGTCAGCCCGCCGACAGCCGTGGCCCCTGAGAAGGTGACGAAGTCATTGGCAATGGATCCATGGCCGGTATCCGTGACCGTGACAATGCTGCTGCCGTTGGTGGTGTCGAACGGATCGACCAGCGAGGTGGTCCGCCTGATGGGCGTGATGTCATACAGGGTACTGTCCTGCCACAGGTACAGTTTCCAGTCGGTGCCTATGGCGGTCCAGAGCGAGCCATCCAGTGCGGCCCAGTCATGGATATCCCGGGCAACGCCGAGGAACATCGGCTGCACCTGTTCCCAGCCGCCGATCTTTTCCGGCAAGCCGTAGCGGAAGCGCACCTTGTCGCCAGTTTTCCATCGGCCCTTTGCGCCGCGATCTGTCTCCTCGGTATAAATGCCCGGGGCGACAGGCAGGTCGATGATTACCTTCTTTGTCATTACGGTACGCTCAGAGTCCCTGTGAACGACCCATCGTAAGTTTCGCCGGGATAATAGGGCGGCGTAGTGCCAGACTTCGTGTTGTCGAAAGACAGGTAAATGGTGTATTGCCGGTTCAGGCCCGAGCTATTGTGATACCACTCCTGCGGCGTGCCATTGCCGATTTGTATCCACTGATCTCTGGTCGAGCCCGTGACCTCTGCGCCGTTTGCCAGAAAGTACACGGAGAATTCCTCAGTGGTGACCGTCGGCGTGACCCACGTGCCCTTAGACGTGTAAGTCGAGAACGCCGTTCGCTGATCCATCGTGCCATCAGCATTCAGGCGCAGGCCCGCGTATGTCGTCCCGTTGACGTTCGCGTCTGCGCCGCGAAACGTGAAAACGATCGGTGGCTGATACAGCAGCGCGGGTGAGCCCCAGAACGGCATTACGATACATCCAGCAAAGCCGAGCCGACCCACTTGCCGCCGCCCGGATAGTCCCTGAAATACTCGAAGGCGACATAGTCCACCGCGCCAGCGGTGCCAGTGGTCAGCGTCGGGGCTGTGCCGCCCGGCCATGCGTAGGCAGTGCCCCACGTGATCGTTGCCCCGGAAGTCTGATGGTGGATCATGATCCGAATCACCTGCCCGTCAGAATCAGCGGTCTGGGTCGAAGGGTTAGAGAATGTCGCCGCGATCGCACTGGTCACCGTCACCGCGAAGGAATTCGAATCCTTGTTCGGCACGGCAATGGTTCCGCCCCACGTCAGGGCCTGCCGGACGGCATTCTGCCCCTGCGTGAACTTCTGAATCTTCGAGCTGCCGACACCGAGGTCGGTCCTGACGAAGCTCTCCCCGGTCACATAACCGCCGTCTGACAACAGGTTGTCGGCATTGGTGGCATTGGTTGAGCTGGTGGCGAAAGTGGCATCGCCCGGGTTTACGAAGTACGCCCCCGCGCTGTCCACAAACACGATGCGGGATTCGCCGTTGGGCACCGTGACGCTGGCCCCGCCTGAAGTCTGGAAGGTGATGTCGTAGCCGCCATCGAACCCGTTCCTGACGATGTACAGTTTGCCGTACTCATCAGCGTTGCCGTAAGCACCAGCGCCCTCGATCGGCACCGTAATGGTGACCGGGCCACCGGGATTGTTGTAGCAGTCGAGCAGCATGCCGCGAGCGTCCGGCTCGGTGGTAGTGCCATTGCCGTAGGCGAGCGCGATAGTTGTCCCCAGCGCGAAGCCATCGATCTTCGTCCGCTTGACGATCGAGTCTTCCAGCAGCTTGAACATGCTGGTGTTGAGAACGGTCCCCCACGTATCCGGGTTATCGTTCGTGTCCTGCATCGTGAGACGCAGGTTCTTAGTCGTCTGAGACATTATCTAGCTCCCTGCGGAAACGGCATGGCGGTCATGCCCAGCTGGTTGTAGCGGGTGTTTATGAGCCCGTCGATCTCACGTTTCGCCGCCGGGAAACGCGCCACATAATCGTTCTCCCAGATCGGGATCCTGTCGTCTGATTTGACGAACTTCTCGGCCTCCGCCAGACAGGCGTACTGGAGGATGTCTGCCGCGTTGTCGCTCAGCCAGTTACTCTCGTTGGTCGTCACCACCAGTGGCGAGGGGCGTGACCGGAAATTGATGTTCACGGTGTAGATCGCATCCGGGCTCGGGGCCAGCCGCCACTGTGACTCGCCGTCCTCGGCAAAGTACTTCGGCAGCCCGTCCACGCCATTGAGATAGTCGCGCACGAAATCGATCGAGCGCAGCTCCAGCCACTTTGTTTCCCCGCTGACCGAGATGTACATCCAGCGCACCCCCAGCTGGAAGTCGCTGGTGTACGCCGCTGGCTTCGAGAGGATGTCATTACTGACCGCCGTGCTGGCGGTGGTGGCGGAATCGAAGATCGTCAGATCGAGATCCTTCAGCAGCCGAAGCTCGCCGAGATTGATGATCTGGGGGATCGAGGCGGCGAATTCCGAACTGTCATCTTCAAGCCATGCCTGAAGGTTCGCGGTCAGGTCAGTTGCTGTCGTCTTGTACGCCATCAGGGTGTCCCTATGTTGTAGGTGCCCACGGTATTCAGCTTGATCTCCCCGGTCAGGGCGGACTGCTCGATCGGCGTGATCTGCGTGAAGCTGGCCCCCTGATCATCGGAATACCACAGCGCCGCCGTGGCCGGGGAGAAGTTGGACTGACCGACGATATACAGCCGGTTGTTCGCCCAGATCCCCTGATTGCAATTGCCACGGTTCGACGTGTACAGCGAGCGGATGTTGGTGTAGGTGTAGGTCGGGTTCGAGGATACCGGGCCTGACGGATACCAGACGCCACCGAAGCTCACGAAGTAGACATAACCGTCAGGGGCCACCACCATCTGCATCGGATAATCAAGCGTCGATGCCCAGCTGATCTCGTTGCTGTTCACGTTCCACGTGGAACCGTTGTTGGCCGACCACGCAATCGCCCGCTGGGTGTCCTGAATCGACAGGATGCTGGCGATCAGGTTAGTGCCGTCACTGCCGATCCAGATATTCGCGCCATCGCCTGTTGGATAGCCACTTAGCTGGGTGTACCAGTAGCTCGTCCACCCCACCGGCACCAACGTCGTCAGGTCCACTACTTCGGTGATGTCCGCCGTTCTCCACGGAGTCAGCTTCGTTGCCGGGTTCCACTTCGTGATCCGCATTGGCCTGTTCGTTGACGAAGTCCCGAAATAAGCGGTGCCCTCCCATGCGTAGAACTCGCCGTTATGCAGCGTCATTCCGTACAGGGCTTTCGCCCCTTCGATGTTGTTGGTCGAGCGGTAGAACCACGAGCCCTGAATATGAACATCAAAATCATTCACTGCCTGAATGACCGTGCCAGCATTGTTCGAGTCGGTACGGTTGAAGACCAGCATGTCCTCGGTCGTGCCGGTGGGCCAGAATTCCTGCTGGTACATCCGGTTGTCGCCCGTGCCCATGGCAGAGCCAAAATAAGCGCCACGGGCGAAGCCGTCCGTGACCCGGATGTCCTGAATCTTCCCGTCCGCCCAGCCGAGGTTGGCAATCGTGCTTCTGCCGGTGGAACTACCGGAACCATCACTGCCGATCCTGAAGTTCTTGTCGATCTGGTGCGTGGCTCCGGTCAGCGTCTGGGCGACATTGCCTGTTGCACCGACCCGCACTGCGAACCGGGCATCGCCAGCATGATCAACCCAGCGGGACACCATGAAGTGCCGGTAACCATTCGGGCTCGCCAGCTCATTCGCGGTCGATACGGCCAGCGCCACTTCGGCCTCGACGGTAGCTCCGTTGTGAGAGACGAACCGGATACCACCCGTGCTGGCCGCACTTTCTATGAACGAGATATACCAGCTGCCTGCCGTGCCCCATGTCTTGTCCGAGTGCAGGATGATCTTCTCGGTGGTGGCATCGACAGTCAGGTCACCCGTTCCCGGCTTGTAGGTAAACTCGATGGTGTACTCGTCGGCGGTGAAATCGCTGTCAGCCGCGTTATAGGCCCGCAGGTAACCCGTGCCATTGCCATTGAGCTGGATGGACGCATCGCCAAAGTCGATCACGCCGGTTTCATCGGAATAGATCGGAGCAATGCCGGATGAGCTGATCGTCTTGTTGCCCATCTTGTCGCTGATGATCTCCACACCATCTGCCCGGATCAGGGCGTTGATGTCGAACTCCGTGCCGTACGTCACGGTGTAGGGAATCATCGAGTTGCCGCCGCCATTACCGAGGCCGGTGACGGTATCAGCGTAGGTATTGATGCGATGATAGGTCGCGCCGTTATCGCGGGAGAACCAGCCTTCTGTTTCGTCTGACTGGGTCACCACGTAATTGCCGTAGCCCATCGCCTGCTGGTTCTGCCAGTTGTCTGCGCCCTCGTCGAGGTTGAAATTTGTCAGCGTGGTCAGATTGTCCTCGGAGGTCAGAACGCTCTGATCGCCCGTGCCGGTGTTGTAATCGGCACCGAAGATCAGACCGAGGATGCTGGCGAGGGTAATCGTGACCGGGATGTTCACTGTCGTCTCCTGCGGGGTACTGCCAGTGTCCGTGATCGTGACCAGTATCTCGCCGGAGTAATTACCATCGGCCAGCGCACCAATGGTCAGTGTCGAGCTGGATGACGTCGGAGAAGTGATCGTGATCAGCGGGTCAGGCTGAGTGACCCACTCCCACTGGTAGAGATACGGCGGGCATCCGCCCACGGCATTGATCTGGATCGCGCTGGTTTCCGAGCTGGCGCTGCCGCTCTCGCTGAGCGAGCTGGGTACGGCGGCGGCAGCCAGTACGAAATTGGTGTCGTTCCCGGCAATGACCTTGTTGCCGGGAGAAACTGGCGATGGCCCATCGAACGGATAGGACAGGTTGATCACGTAGGTCGGCGTGCAGCGGATCGGTACCACGATCGGCGAGCAATACCAATCGCCGTTGTCCATCTGGATGTAAGCGAACGTCTCCCTGCCCTGCGCCTCGTCGAACCTGAGGGCATCGTTGATGCCGACGATCGTCTCCCCGCCAGACAGACTGCCCGAGGTGGTGGTGTTCGCCGGGGTGGACGGATCGAGATTGCAGCATCCGGTACGGGGATCATCGCCCTCGCCCGGCGGCTTCGAGATCTCCGGGGCGGGACGCCACAGCGCGATCGGATCATCCACGCTGACCGGGATCTCCTGCGGGTGCTTCGGCTCCCACCAGTCAGGATGCACGAGCAGGCCCGGGACGTGGCCGTCTTCGACCAGATCCCGGTAACGCATCTTCTGGCCGGACCGCTGGCATTCAGCCAGCGCATGCCGTCCTTTCGCGTATTGTCGCCTGCCCGACCGAGCCATCAGCGATAGCTCCTCGATGTGCCACGCCTGCGGGCCCAGTTGCTGGATGGCACGATCCTGACGTCGCCACGCTCACGGGTCGCGGAGATCGCCCGGCCCAGAGCGCCCTTGTCTCCCGGGTTGGCCGGGTGTCCGTAGGCCTTGATCCTGAGCCGGTCCTCGACCCCGGGATCCGAGAACTTCTCGGCCAGCCTTGCCGCCAGATCCGCCACGAAAGCCTCGCGGGCGTAGTAAGGGACGTCGGGGTTGTCTGCAGCTGCGTCGTGGTCTTCGAACTTGCTGACGATGTCGAAGTAGACGGCGTCGGTGGAATTCTCCGGCACCGTCCAGAACGATACCGTGATGGCATCGCGCTGCTTGTCAACGAAGACCCTGTCAGGTCGGCCCTGCACGGTCTTGTCTGGGATGTCTGCCCATTCCTGCCGGGACATGAACTCGATCGGCGTATCGATGCCGTCACGCCTGAGGAAGACGTTGATGACATCTAGGAACTCGGCTGACAGGGTATAAGTCGCCGTGCCCTGCGTGATGGGCGTGCCGAGACTCGCCATCGTCTGCAAGTCCACGCGGGAGATCTTCCACTCCTGAAGATCCCGCGTCGCCCAGTCGGCGAGCATGTAGTTGATCGACCGCCGAGCAGACTGGAGATGACGGTATCCGAGCGTGGAAGGATCGACCTTCGCACGCTCGAACGCCTCGTCAACCATGTCGGCCAGCTCGGGGGACCAGAGAAATGTCCCGCTGGTCGCCATGGCTTATCCTCCGCTTGTCATCGTGTCCTGCAGGACAGTGATCGTACCTGTACCAGTGCCTCCCAGAATCACCCTGACCGAGTCAATCGGCCACGTGATCCGGTAGGAACCATCCGCGTCTGCCGCACGGGCGATCCAGTTCGCTGAAGCCGGGGCCACCGCCGTCGCCACGCCGCTGTAGGAATTCGCTCCTGCATTGGCGCGGATGTTGTCGATGGTCCAGCTCACGGACGTGATCGTCAGTCCGGTGACCTGAACGGTGATGACGGTGTCATCGGTGTAACGGTTGACCGGGATGTAGTACGTCCCGGCTGCCGTCACTTCCTTCCTAATGGGGCGCATGATTCACCCCCTTAGTCGTTGACTACGCCGTCGTCATTGAATCCGAACGTGATGATTGCCGTGATGTTGCCCGTGCCAGCCGTGCCGGTGCCGTCATCGCCTGCCGTGATCTCCGCGTCTGCCGCCAGCGCCGCGCCGACGAGAACGCCAGCCTGTGCGTCGCCGACCACGTAGCGTGCCGTGGTGGTGGACACAGCCCCGTTGAGGATGCCGTCCGGGTCCGGGGTTGCCGTGTTGACGCCGATATCGACGGCGGGAGTCGTGCCGCCGGTATGGCCGGATACGACGTCCACCGACAGAATGATGGCACCTGCCGGGAGCCACTTGCCCGTCAGGGTCGTGTTTGCAGCTGCGCCGTCGAAGGTGACGGCGAGATGAGACAGAACCGGGGCGGGAGTTGCCCGTGATTCCGCTCCGCTACCGCGCTGACGCCAGTAGCCTTTCACTGTCGAACGCTTACCCATCTGTCTTCTCCAATGTCCCTTAAAGGGTCGTCAGGGTAAAAAGGGGGCCCCCGGGTTGAGGACGCAAAGCAGCCGGTCTAAAAGCTCCTGTTTACCAAATCCCGGGGGCCCACTGTTCCGCTTACGCGGTGCCTGAGCTGCCGAACCCGGCACGGTAGTCGGACCAGCCGAAGCTGTACCGCTCACGCGCCTTGTACCGCATGTTGCCCGTCTCGAAGTCGCCTTCGATGCCACGCTGGATACCCTTCCGCACCATGTGCTTCAGGCCATCCGGGCAGTCCGTGAGCAGGAACCATGCGTTGGCATCGGTGAACCTGTGGTTCACGTGGACGCCACCGGGGAGCATGCCCATGGACTTCATGGCGTTGACATCGTTGTCAGCGGTGCCCGGACGATAGGGCGAAGACACCAGTCGTTCGGCCACGAACATCAGGTCTGACGGGATTGCCAGCTTCTGAGCCCGGACGGCGATCGGGATGCCCCGCTCGTCCACGAACTTGCTGATGGCGATGAACGCCTCTTCCAGCGACGTCTCCGAGAGGTCGGCCTGCGTGGCGAACGTGTTCGCCTGCGTGCCTCCGCCCCAGAGAGGATGCCCGGTGCTGAACAGCGGTACCGCATCACCACCCGGATAGTTCGCGTCGAAGCCATTGTTGAAGATGGCTGCGCCCTTCACTTCCTTCGTGTGCTGCATGGACCGGGCCAGCGCCCGAGCATACTTGCCACCGATCGATCCGTAGAGGTTGTCCTCCTCGGCTTCCTCGGTCAGGGCAAACGCCAGCGCGATCGTCTCGTGGACGTACCTGCTGACGTATGCCTCGCCACCGGCATCGTAGGACACCGGGCCACCCTCGGGCTTGACCGGCGCTCCGGCCAGACCAGCGAGCAGCACGTCTTCCTCGTACGCCTTGTTGGACTGTGCGACTTCGAAGAGCGGACGCCACTCGTTGGGATAGCGGCGATACTCCATTCCGAAGACGGTGTTCAGACCTTCCTGCAGTTCTTTGCGGAAGGTTGCGCGATTCATTACTGACATCGTGATTACCCTCCGTTAAAACGCAGTCAGGGCTGCAGCTTTCTCATGCGCGAGAATGCGGCAGCGAACTTTGGCGAAGGCACCGTACGCGGAAAGAGCGATGCCATCGATGCCCTCGGACAGTCCCTCGATGCGAATCTGGGGAGTTGTCGTCTGGGCCTGATCGATGTAACCACCGCTCCTGCCGTTGGCGGCATTGCCTGTGCCGTTTTGCCACTCGAAAGCCGCGCCCACGTCCGCCGCAGCGACGGTCGTAATCTGCGCGATCAATTCGAGGCCCGGGTCGTCGTACACGTATGCCGTGGCTACCGTGCCGGTTGCAAGCGCAGTACTGGCGGGCCAGTACTGGCTGAACTTCACGTCACCCTGAGCATCGACATACTGGCACCCGGCGAAGACGCCGAGGATGCGAGCAGCCGTCCCATCCGGGGCCAGCTCGATCGTCCTACCACCAGCAGTGGTATCGGATCGGACCAGATCACCGGAGAAGATGCTCGTGGTGTAACCATCGGCAATTTCGTACGCATTCAGCCTATTCGGACAACCACCCACCTGATGGACGTTCGGGCGGAAACCGAATGGCGCGTCTACGTTTGCCATTAAGAGTTACCTCACTCGTTTTCGGCCACCTCCACTCGACGTCCTACCGTGCGAGCGGGATGCGTGACCGCAGTTTTGTGATCCCGAACGATCGGAGGCCCGCCAGCTATCTGAGAATTCTCCAGATCGACCTCGACCGAATACATCTGGAGCCGTCTGCGCTCCTGTTCATCGGCCTTGATCTCCTCGTAGATCTCCTCGGGCAGCTCGCAAAGAACCAGATCGTTCACCGCGAAAATCCCTTCGCCTGACGAAGACTTCACGCAAAACATCTTCCACTCGTCGGGAATGGTGTCTGCTGGCCGGGGGGCCCAGCCAATGCGATACGCCTTGTTCAGGTTCATGGGATCGTCCTCACCTCGCACGGAACGTCTGATCCATCGCTGAACCATTCCTTCCCTCGGTGGCGGTGCGTCGAGAGCGGAACCCCGCTCCCATGGCCTTGCCTTCGCTCGGTGGGTGGCACGCTCCTCCGACAGCTCGTCCACACGGCTATCGTGTCCACGCTCTACATCGTGGGCACCCACGGTCGGTACTGGGCGATTGCCCGTGCCAACGGCGGGTTTCGTCTTTCTGCTGGGTGCTTTCCTGCTCATCGGTTCGCCTCCTGAAGATCAGCCTCGCGTTTGTTGCGAGCGAACTCCTTTAGGGTTTCAGGGTCATTGGGGTCGAGTCCGAACGTACGCATGACTCGGAAGTCGTTGTCGTCCAGAACGACCTTTGAACCCAGCCCGGTGGTGCGTCCCGATGTACGGTCTTCACCGCTTCCGGTGGGTGCAACGGGGGGTCGATCCCGGTTGCGCTTGCCTGACGGCGTCAGGTCTTTGGCTTCAACTTCATCGTCGAAAACTTCCGGGGCCTTCTCCTTCAGACGCCGGTCGAGTTCCTCGAAGTACTCTTCGGTGTTCGGGTCATACCCGTCCTTGAAGATCTCCTTGTCCAGTCGGTTGACCAGACGGGTCTGGCGCTCGAACCCTTTCATGCCGTACCAGTCGGAGTGTGCCTCCATCCATTCATCGGCATAGGGGTTCTCAGGTTTGCCGGACGGCTGTCCGCCTTGCGTAGAGCCACGATCGTCATCGTCGCCCATCAGCTCAGCGGCCTTGCGGGAGACTTTCAGTTCCGCCTGAAGGTCGGTCATCTTGCGGGTGAGCTGCAGCTGGGTTTTGGTTTCGCCTTTTTCAATGGCGTCCTCCAGCTGCTTCTCGATCTCGCCGATGTTGCGCTCAATCTCGCTCAGCTCGCGCTCGGAATGCGAGCTTTCCAGCTTCTTTAGCCGGGCCTCAAGGCGTGCATTTTGCTCGCGTATTTGCCGAGCTTCGTCCTGTGCCTTCTTTTTGGCCCGCTGTTCGCGAGAGAGACGATCCCGAAACTTCTTGCTGAACTTCGCGTCGCCCTCGTCCTCGTCGCCTTCATCCGGCTTATCGGCGGCTCGCTTCGAGGCACCGGCATCGTCGGACGGCTTCCGGGCATCGTCGTCCTCGCCGTCACCGGGGAGAACGTCACGAATGCCTTTCGACTCGGCTTCAAGGTCTACCTCCACAGCCTTGCCGTCCGGCACGCCATGGAGATCTTCAAATTGAATTTCATATTTATCGGACATGATCTTGCCTTCGATTATAGGTTTGCTGACTCAGTCAGGACAAGCTATACCCATTGCTTGTAATAACTGGGGTTTCCGACCACCGCGAGGATCTCGTCGTCGTTCAGGATCACGTACTCGCGACCGTCCCGCATCTGGATGCGGCGACCTGCCTGCGTGTGATACTGAACCCACGAGCCGATCTCGGGCTTGTGCTTCTCGTCAGCCATCGACAAACCGGATTTGGTCTTCTCCTTGTAGGCAAGGGAACCCATGTCCACGATCCGGCCATAGGAGGCCAGCAGGGCGCTGGTGTCGAGCACCTCTTGCGGCAGTGCAATACCGCCCTCGGTGGTGTCCGGTGGGCGATACGGCTCCACCAGAACTCTCCACAGCAGAGGCTTCGGACGCTCCGGCTCTGACTCCGGCTTGACGAATGGAACTTGCTGAGTGCTCATTCCCCGTCACCCTCGTCGGCGTCCAGCTCGATCTTGCGCAGCATGGCCCGCGCCATCTCGACGGCCCGGCTCATGCCCTTGTTGATGCCCACCTGCTCCCGGTATGCCTCGATGTTCGCGCAGCCGCCCTGACCGATGTTGGCGCTGCGGGAAGCGATGTCGTTCTGGCAATTCCGGTCCAGATCATTCACGAATCTTACGATTAGGTTCACTTGATACTCCTGCTATGAATTCGAGCAGTGCTCTATACGAGAGGCCCGTCTCCTCACTGGAGCGGGCGAATTTCCGAGGGGACACGTTCCGAACGCCCCGCTTTCGCAGGAACGCTCTGGCAGCCCGGACGTCCTCAGGCTTTACGTGCGCCATCTTGATTTCCTGACGCCTTCGCTTTCCGGTTCTGTCTCTTTATCTCAGCATCTGTCTCCTTGTCCTCACGCGACTGTTCCCGTTTGAATTCCTTGTCCTCGCGACTCTGCTCGCGCCGACTCTCGGCGTCCTTGCGAGCCTGCTCGGACATCGCCATCAGTTCCTTGCGGGCTTCCTCGGTCAGGGCAGCTTCCGCCGCCTGACGGAGCTTCTCCGCATGTGCCTCGGCCTCGCGGGCGAGTCTGGCCTGATGCTCCTGATCCTTGCGCTTCTCCTCGTTCTCGAACGCGATCTGCTTCAGCTCCTCCTCGGTCGGCGGTGGTTCAGATGGCGGCATCAGCTGCATGGTGCCTTCCATGGCAGCCGCTTGTGCGATCAGGGCCTCGACCTCGGGGGCCAGCTCCTCCTGCTCCTCGTCGCTGCCATTGAGATCCAGCGGCGGCAGCGCCCCTTCCAGCCGGGCGTTCATGTTGACCCAGTACTTCTGGGCGTAATGTTCGGCGAGGTGCGCCTGCATGATTGGCCCGGTCATTTCCAGCGCCTGATCGTTGAGTCCCTGCAGGAAGCTCATGTGGACCTGTATGTGGGAATCGTGGTCCTGTTCGAGGAACGCCTTCGCCGGACGCCCGGTGAGCATCCTCGCGTTCTCGGTGACCGGGTCGCACCGCTTGACCTCGTTGCTGACCAGCAACTCCTCGTAGTCGGGGATCCTGATCGCCTGCAGGAATCGCTGCTCGACCTTGTTGCGGTCGTACAGGTCCGGGGCCAGCTGCGAGCGTTCCAGCAGCGCCTGCGCCTGTGCGATGCGCTGGGTGGAGCTGAACACGTTCGGATCCGACACCGGCACC